CATACAGCCGCAGGTCGGGCCTGCGTTCGCACACCTCCAGCCACGCATCGAAGTAGTTGAGGATCTTGAAATCCCCAGCCACATGGATGCGAATCACCGCTGCCCGGTCAGGCAGAGCCTCAACCAGGGCCGAGGCACACTTCATGGGCGACTCTGCCGCAAGCGACAGGGCCGCATCCATGTTGGCCTTACGGAACTTGTACACATCCGTGTACTGAGCCTCTTGCGAGGCCGAAAAGCACCGGAACAACGTGTGCTTGCCGTCTTGAATCCTACGCTTGCCGCGTCCGTACTCCACAGCCCAAGACTTGCAGTCCTTGGCTGCGGGACAGGTCACTCCTGACAGCATGTCAAAGGAGTAGACCTTGACGCCCAAGCGCTCCTGAAGACGGCGGAGCTTGGCGTTGGCCGGTGCATATGCCAGTCGCATACGCACCTCCGTGGAAAGAACCGACTACCAAACGGCAGCCGAACCCAGGCAGCGGCACGGAATAACCCATATGGGCTGCCACTGCCCGGGATCGAATCCCGTCAATCTTCCAGCAGAACGTCGTACTCGCTCAGTTCAGCCTGCACCTCCTCGGGTGACATGGCCTCCAAGCGGTCATGCAGTTCACTGGCTTCCTCGCCCTGCATGAATATGTCCTTCCCGCACGGAGCGGTGATGGTCAGGCCGTAGCCCAGCCATTCGTATTCCCACATGGAACCTCCATTGGCTGCCCGCATGCGCAGGAAGCAACACGCTTCCTTCCCCGCGTGACGGGCGTCGTCGGCGTCGCCTTAGACTAGTCCGGGCGGTGTTACCAAAACACCGTCGTCGGCGTCGTCGTCGATCGTCGTCGATCGTCGTCGGCGTCGCCTTAGACTAGTCCGGGCGGTGTTACAATTTATTTTGCGAATCTCAGCGGCCGATATATACTGTATGGCGTGCGGGGTGAATTGTCACACCGCGAGGACTAGTATAAGGGGAGATTCGACAATGAACGTGTCTGAGATGATCGACGGTATTGATGCGAGCACGGTGGAGACGATCGCCCGCGAGATTCTGGCATGGTGCGAAGAGCAGACCGCCGAACGTGAGCGTTGGCCGCTGCTGATCCCGCTGGCGGGTGACAGCGGGCAAATAGCAGACCCGACCCCCGTGCCGCAGACCGTGCGAGCGGATCGGCATCGCTCGTTCACACGCGAGCAGATGGCCAGAATGTTAGGCCAGCGTAAAGGCGGGCGATGGGCTTCGCGTGAACGTGGCATGGGGGTCGGCACGTTCAGTCCGGCCGATATCACACCGCGGCAGGCGAAAAGTCTGCTTGTGGTCGTTTCCCGTTACGTGGCGAGGTGGTCCGGCCCGTACGATCGACGGCCGCTGTCCGCGGAGGGACGCGAAGAAACCGTGGCCGCGATCCTGCACAGTATCTGGACGCGGGACTATTCAAAATCCGGCATCGCCCGTGGAAACCTCGCAGCGGCCACGTGGCAGACCTGCAGCCTATACCGCCGCACGGCATGGGTAGGCGACAGCTTGTTTGCCCGGGCCGCTGAGAAGCGGCGGCAGTCCGGCATCGAATCCGCGGAGTACAACCGCCCGCCGATCGACAATCCGGCGAGGATCGCTGAGGCTATCGAAGCGGCCACCAGCCGCTACGATGCCGACGGTCGGCAGATCGGCGGTCTGTGGGCGCCTTCAGTAGTAAACCGCGCCCGGAAGACAAGCCGACGCAGTAGGGGCGGGAAGCGTATGGAACCGATCGCCGCCGAGGTGGCGCGGGAAGCTATCGTCGGGTGAGCATGCACGCCCACCGGGCCGATCGTCGTCGGGGCGACGGCCCGGGGGGTGTGCTCTTGCCCACCAACCTAAACGCGCAGCGTAAGTCGGGGCAGGGTAAGGTGTTATGATCGGCCGGACGGTCGATCATACCCCACCCTGCCCCCCCCTTTTTTGCGACGCCTTTTTCTTCAATCCCCCTCCCGGATTTTTCACCACCTCCGGCCCCCACGTGTTTCTCCCAGCGAAACACCACATGCCCCTGTGACGCTCCTGCGTGACGCCAGGAGCCCGTTAGCGTCAAAGGCCCGGTAATAGCGTGGCCGCGCCACAACGCCAGAGGGGCGAAGCGTGGGCGTGACGAGGCCATCCCCCACCTATACAAGCAAGAAGGTAAAAACGAAGCTCGGGGCAGGGGCTTTGGCCACGCTGCGGGGGCAATGGCTTGTAGGAGCGTGTGATGAGCTGCTGCGACTGCTGCTGCTTGGCGGTGAACGGTGAGTGCTGTGGTCCGCCGGGCGAGAAGGCGTGCTGCAAGGAGCCTCGGGTCTGCTGTGGCTCCGGCGAGGAGCAGGTGTGCTGCCCCGAGGGCGAGTACTGCTGCCAAGAGAAAATCTGTTGCCCCTCTGGCCAAGCGTGCTGCGGTTCTTCGGAGGATCCGTATTGCTGCGAAGTGGGGGAGACATGCGAAGACGGCGAGTGCGTGGGATGCGATCCGTACACCTGCGGTGACCCGCCGGATTTGGAAGAACAACTGATCTACAACAACGGCATATCGCCGAGCGGTGAAGGAAACCTGACCTCGGACGACTTCGGCGAGCTGTCTTGCATTGACGTTGACAACCCCAACATCTGCTTTGATTCCCCGTGCCCCGTGTCGCTGATGGAGCACTTGCTGACATTTGTCAGCGATTGCGCCGATGATCCTGACGAAGACTACAAGATCACCGTCACGGTTTCTCTGGTCCTTATAGGCTGGGTAGGCGGCGGCGACATAACCTCACCGCAAATCGCCAGCTCCACCCGGCAGCATCGCATAGTGGATTGCGACGGCACGCTGACGCTGGTCCCTATTGGATCGGCGGACATCAGCGGATACAGCGACTTCTGCGAGCAGCAGAACGAATTCTTGGACGAGCTGCTCAGCCAGGACGGCCTGGAGTTCAACCCGCTCCCGTGATCACTTGCCATCGCAAATTCTTTGAGGCCCGCTGCCGCCAGCGCGGATATTCGCTAGCCGATGCGATGCCGTGCGTCGTCGCCAAGGACGGCGACCAGTGGACGATCGATGAAAAGCACAGCAGCTACCCAGGACGCCGCCGTGCCGTGTCGGCTCCGCCAGATGTTGGGCCGGGCACGGAACTGAAGAAGCTCCTGGCCACAATCGGGATCCACGCCAGCAAGACCTGCAAGTGCAACGCTATGGCCAACAAAATGAACAAGTGGGGCCAGGAGTCGCTGAACCACACAGACGAGATCGTCGCCGTGATGGAAGAGACGGCCCAAAAGCGAAAGCTGCCTTTTAGCCGGCTGGCGGCCAAGGCCCTGGTGCGTCTGGCGTGCTGGCGCGCCCGCAAGGGCAATGGTTCATAGGAGAACGCCCATGCTTGGCATTCCAGACGAACTCCTGCCGTTGCTGGGGCAGGAGATGGAAGACGAACCCAACGATGCGTTAGGCAATCCGCGGCAGCCGGCCGCACGGCCGCGCCCAAGAAGGATGGCGAAACCACAGATGGCAGCACCAATGTTTCCCCTGCCCGGCCCGGCCCAGCAGGCTGAACTGTTGAAGGACATGGCCGACAAGACCACGGCCGCCTTCCGCAGGGAAAACGACTCGCGTGTCAGTCAACTCCGAGAGGCGCGGAGGATGCAGCATGAGAAAGAGATGGAGCAGATGCGGATTGACGCCCTTCTCCGGCGGCTGCAACAGGCGGAATCTCCCGTCACCGTCGTCCCGCGCGGCAGCAGTATCGTCCTTGGATGAGGACTGGGAGGACGAGGACGAGCTGGAGGACTGGATGCGTCCATGGGCAAGATCGATGACCTGATCGCGCGTCTGGGAGTGGGCCCGGCCCGGAACGAGCGGGTCAGGGCGATGCTGGCCATGCGGAGAGCGACCGTCGATTTGCCATACATGCCGGACGGAACGTACTTGGACGCTTATCCGAGGTCAACCGCGGCCAGGTTTACAGCCACCGATGTTGAACACATCCCATATTCTATGAAAGCCAAAGACGCCATCGGCATGTTTGTTCCCGACCGTAAACTGGAAGACTACTTTGACCAGTATGATGAACGGCGACAGGGCGTCCTTGGGACGGTTGTGTACCCACAGGGCGACCGAAGAATACGGCGGCATGAGGTCATGCACGCAATAAACGAAGGGGCGAAACGCTACTTGGAATTGCCAAATCCTTCGCCCGATCACCCCCGACTGCCGATCGGCGTTCAGTTGACAGCCAGATTGCCGCACGGCCTTAACCGTGTCTTCGATGAGGCTTTGGCCACCCGCGCCGGCGGCGATCGGGTCATAGGAGTGCCGTGGGCTGCGTATGCCAACTACTATGCCAACGAGGGCGACAAATCGGCAGCGCGCATCGCCGACATGATCGGCCGCGCCCAGGCCATCTACAACGATCCGCGCACTCTCCGACGCGCTGGAGAGCTTGGGGCCGCAGCAACATCGCCTTGGTGGGCGACGGAACTTATGCAGGACGACGAGTGATGGACGAAGAAGGCGACAAGATCCGCAAGCTGATTCCCAACCGTCCCGTCCGGGATACGCAGGGCGGGAAGAAGTTCGTCGTCCGCGCCAAGGTCGGGGACGAAGAGCGGCTGGTGCGATTCGGCGATGCGTCCATGGGCCACTACCGGGACGGGTCTGGCGGTGGTCATGGTGATGATGGCCGCCGGGCCAACTTCAAAGCCCGCCACAATTGCGACGAGAAGACGGACAAGCTGACGCCCGGCTGGTGGTCATGTAACTGGAGCTGGTGATGCCCGGACGTTACGACGCCGCCGGCCGCCAGATCGCCGGACTGCTTGGCTACAACCCGGATCCAGGCATTTACTCCCGCCTGGAGCGTGCCATTGAGGCCATGCCAGAGAACGTCCGTGTGCAGGAACTCCCCGGGCTGCTGAAGCGCTACAAAGACGGCGTGCCTGGGTGGGAGCTGAAGGCAACCGACCTAGATTCGTTGACCTTCGGCAGGGATGTGGTGCCGAGGGAAGAACTCTTGGCCAGGGTGCAAGAACGCAGCCCTGTGTATACGCACGCGGAGCAAGTGCGGCGCAATGCCCCAATGTCATCCGCGTGGGCCGACTTGGATGATCCGACTGGTGGTTTTATGCGGAGCGACCCTTTGGGGCAAGGAGAGCCTGTTGGGCCGCCGACTTATCAATCGTATGGACAGGGCGGCAAGGACTACACAGAGCTGCTGCTCATTCAGCCCTTCGCGGCCGAGCGCAAGTTTGACAATCACTGGGCAAACGAAAACGCCGACGCAGTCGCCCACGCACGCTTCGACACCCACGGCGATGCCCTGCGGATCAATGAACTCCAATCGGACTTGGGGATTCACAACCGAAAGGCACGGGAAGGCTCTTTGCCCCCAAGGCAGCAGCTACCAAGTGAATCAGATTCCGACTACGCGGATGCCATGCTGGAGGCGGGCCACGCCGTTGACTGGGACGAGGGCGGCAATGTGGTGGTATCGCCCAAGACTGGCATCCCCTTCCCCCTAGAAGACTCTTGGTCCGACCTCCTCATCAAACGCCTCGCCCTAGAGGCCGCGCGCAAGGGGCATCGGGCCATCGAAGTCGCCTCACCAAGAGCCATCGCTGACAAGGTCGGCGGCAACATTGAGAACTACGAACACTTCTACGGGAAGGTAGTTCCGGGGGCGCTGGAGCGACTGGGCAGGAAGATGGGCGGACTGACGCCAGATGCGGTAGGGCAAGATGTCGTTCGCAAGGGCTATGCGTGGCCGGAAACGCGGCAGGCAGCGGAGGACGCGCTAAACGATCTGATAGTGCATGCTGATGGATACGTGGGGAGCGGCTGGGGGAAGGATCAGACATCGTCGGCCGGGCTTGTGGAAGATGTGATCCATGCGCTGCAAGTTGGCATCGACCCGACCAAGCATGCCGTCCGGCTGCGAAATCATTTGGTTACGCAGGCAGTTGAAAACGGCTATCCGACTCCAGCCGCCAACACGCTTGTGGATCAGTTCATGCCGGGCCTGATGCGTCAGGCTGACGAGGTAACGGCATTGCAGAACAACCACAGCCGGCTGCGTCACTTGGCCGCCCAAGAAAAGATAGCCCCTCCCGTGCGCGCCCCAGCCCGTCGCTACATCATGTCTGACGAAATGCGCCGCCGCATCCTGACGCAGGGCATCGGCGCTGCCGTTGGTGGGGGAATGGTGACGGACGGTTTGCTGGAGGATCAGCGCTGATGCCCAGAACCATAGCCGATCGGTTCACGGATTATTTTTACGGCTCTCCAGAGCAGCAGGCAGCGGAGTCAGCCGAGCGTGAGCGGAGGTGGCAGGAGGTTACTGCGTCGCCGGAATACCAAGTGCTGGAGGGCATGCGAGATCGCAGCGTGTATATCGACGGTCGGCCGTACGATCCGCGCGAGCTGCGCATGGGCATGGTGCAGGACACCCTGCGGCCGGGCCCGTCGGGGGACTACTACGAGCACCTGAAGGCCGCGCCAGGCAAGGCGTACAGCGCCGTGTTTGAGACGGCCATGCGGCCAAGGGACACGCTCATCAAAGCGGCCCAGGCGTACAACGCAGACGACTACGGCCGGGCGGCAGAGCTGGCACTGCGGGCTCCGATCTCTGCGGCGTATCCGTCAGCCGCCGCCGGAACACCGGGATCACCGGACGACTGGCGCGAGGACGCCCGGCGTCTGGGAATCTCTGACGGCAACATCACGGCGATCGATCTTCTGACGGATCCCGAGACGTACCTGCCCGTGCCCATTCCGTTCAAAGTGGCCGGTCGCCTTGGCGGGGCCGCCATGCGATCCGCCGGCGCCGTCGGGGATTTGATGCGTTACGGCCGCGGCGCGCCAACGCACATTGTCGATGAGGCCGGCAACGAGATCAGGCGCCTGATGAACTCTCCCCGCTCCACGGAGCCGCGGGCGTTGGGGTACTGATGGGCAAAATAGACGATCTCATCGCCGCGGTCGGCAGGGCCGCCCCGGATCCCAAGTACATCCGGGCGTACCACGGTAGCCCGTATGACTTTGACAGGTTTGATGCGAGCAAGATCGGCAGCGGAGAAGGGGCGCAGGCGTATGGGCATGGGCTGTACTTCGCTGGCGAGGAGGGGGTCGCCCAATACTATCGCAACAAACTAGCCGGCCAGGCTCCATTTGAGTCGCCAGATCAGGTTGCAGCCGAGTACCTGAAGGTTTGGGGCACGCCCTCCTCAGTTGATTGGTCGTCCCGAAAATCTCCCGCGCTTGCGCTGGATAAGTTGCGCAAGCATGCTGCCGACCCGGGTTCTTACGGATACGACGCATCGCAAGGGAAGATGCTTCGCGAGGCGGCTGAACTCATCTCTAGCGGCGCGCCAATAACTCCCAAGGAGCGAACCGGCCGGATGTACGAAGTCGCAATCCAGCATCCGGAAGAATCGCTTTTGGATTACGACTCAATGGCTGAGACACAATCGCCGCAGGTGCAGCAGGCGCTGCGCACGCTTGGGTTTGATGCCGAGCCGGGCCTGCCCCCCTCTAGGCGGTTCAGTGCAAAGGTGATTATGGACAGGCTTGGCGACTCCGGCGGTCGTCGCCGTGCTGCATCGGCCCTGCTGGACGCAGGAGTCCCTGGGGTCAAATACCTAGACGCCGCTTCTCGCGGCTCGCCTCTAGGCACCCGCAACTACGTCATGTTCCCCGGCACCGAAGACTCCATCCGCATCTTGCGGAAGTACGGCCTGCTGGCGCCGATAGCTGCCAGTGCGATGGGCGAGGACTAACAAGAAGCGGGGCCCGCTGATGAACTCTGGTCGATACCTACTTGATCCGGTGCCACGGCGTGTCCCGACGCAAGATGCTCGGCCACTGACTCTGGAAATCGACGGCCGCATAGTGCTGGTTCCAACTACGCTGCCTGACGGCACGGTGCTTTCGGACGCTGAAGCGCTGAAGCGGTTCATGCAGACCGGGCAAAGCCTCGGTGCTTACGGATCAATCGCAGAAGCAAACAGGGCCGCGGGTGCTTTGCAAGGGTTGTTGGCGCCGACCGCCCGGCCAACCATTGAGGTCCAAGCGTGAAACACATCATCCACATCAACCAGCACGTGATCCGCAAGAACCACAAGACCGGCGAGCGGGAGCCGGTGATCACGGTGAAGAACTACAAGGAGAACCGCTACGCCCACTCCGTGCGGATCAACGGCCCGTGCGTGATACGCTACGAGCCAGACAACCCACTTTCCTGCGGGGCGCGGGTGTGGATTGAGACAGAAGACGGCGTTGAAGTTGGGCCGGTGTAACAATTTCGCACATGGCGTGCCAATAGTTTCCTAGAACCCGCTCCCCCGAGGGTCTAGGACGCCATGTCAGACGAAATCGAAAACCTTTCCGCTGCTCCAGAGGCTCCTGAAGCCTCCGCGCCGGTGGCTGATTCGCAGCCGGCAGCGTCGTCCGAGGGCGGCTTTTCGACCCCCTACGAAGCGTTCCGCCATCTGCCGGAGTTCCAGGGCCAGGACGATCTGGCGATCGCCCGCAACCTGTACGGCGCGTTCAACGGCTTTCAGCAGGCCCAGCGCAGCCTCCAGCAGTACCAGTCGATCATCCCGCACGCCACGGAATACCTCCAGAACCGTCAGGCGTACGAGAAGTGGAAGCAAGAGCAGGCTGCTGCACAGGCTCCGAAAAAGGAGGAACCGCCCAGGTGGTGGAATCCTCCGCAGGTGAAGGACACATGGCGGTCCTTCATCGTCCGGGACCCCCAGACCGGGAAGGAGGTGATCGATCCCAACGCGCCGTTTGAGGCGCAGCAGGCCCTGCGGGAGTACCAAGCGTACACCGCGGACTTCGCGAGGAAGTTCGTCACCGATCCCGAGAACACGCTGAAGCCGTTCATCGAACAGGTGGCGATGGCCAAGGCCCAGGAGCTTGTGCAGCAGCAGCTCGGGTCCTACAAGGCGCAGAACTACGTGCAGTCTTTGGAGTCGCAGAACTCCGACTGGCTGTACAGTCCCGACGGCCAGGTCACTCCGGAAGGCCAGGCCATCCAGGCGTATATCCAGCAGGCTTCCGAGATCGGGATTTCCACCCCCGAGGCCCGCTGGCAGTACGCCACTGGCATGCTCCAGAGGGATCTCCTGAATCTGCGATACCAGCAGATGCAGCAGATGCAGCCGCAAATGGCGCAGGGTCATGCCGTGCCGCAAGCGCCGGCGGCTCCCCAAGCGGCAGACCCTGTGGCCGTTCAGAACATGCAGTTCCTCCGTGAACGCGCCACCCGTACACCAAACCGCAGTGCCGGAACCACGGAGCCTCGGGCGCCGAGGCAGAAGATGTCCTTTGAAGAGCGGCTGCGCAGCCAGCTCGTAACTGATGGAGTGCTGTAATGGCCAGTTCGACTGACTGGGCTCGTAGTATTGCAACGACGATCGTCAACCACCTCCGCGAGGAGGAGATCGCATCGCTGCGGAAGTACAAGTTCTTCGCCGCTCTGGAGGGCTCCGGGCAGATCCGGACCAACATGTCAGGGCGCGGTTTCGACTGGGAAATCCAGTACCGCAACCATACGCCGTCCGGCAACAACGGCGAGACGCCTCGCTCCTTCAGCCGCGAGAATCTCTGGAAGAAACTGGAGCTGGAGTACCGTGGCGCGCAGGTCACGGACGCCATCTACAAGAAGGAAATGCTGGAGAATCGGAGCGCCCAGGCCCTGGTGAACGTCGCCGGCAAGATGGCCAGCCGCCTGCTCACCAGCATGGAGCAGTACCTGGCGCAGGAGTGGATTCAGGACGGCTATGCCACCGGGAACGAGCTGCGGTTCCATGGCGTTGAGTCGTTTATGAACGCCACGGAGACGATCACCGCCACTTCGGCCGGTGCCGTCAATCGCTCGGCGAACGCCGCCGATCCGTTCTACTACCCGAACGACTCCTACGCCGGTCTTTCGACCGTGCTGGGCGCGTACGGCGGCAGCGCGGACGGCGTGGTGTCCTGGCCGAACGGCAAGGTGGATCCGGAGTTTGACTTCTTCTCTCCGGTAATCGTCAACGCCGACTCGTCCTACTTCGGTGCGACGACTTGGAAGGACAACTGCGTGAAGGCCGTCCGCGAGGCGCTTCACCAGACCCGCCGGAACGACACCAAGGAGGATCAGGTGGACATGGTCCTCCTGAACCGCCGGCTGTTCATCGACTTCCTGAACACGCTGGACGCCAAAGAGCGGGTGATCATCAGCCGCACCAACGGCTTGCGGAGCTACGGGTTCACGGATGTCTTTGAGCTGGACGGCGTCGAAGTGTCGTCTGAGAACAGCGTGCCGGCGAACACCGGCTACGGTCTTGCCGTCGGCAACGTCGAACTGCTGTGCATGGAAAACCAGCTCATGGTGAGCGAGGGACCGTTTTACGACGAAATTACGCAGCAGTACCGCTACGTGGTTTCGACGCTCGGCAACCTTAAGTTCAAGAGTCCGCGCAACTTTTTCAAACTGATCGCCTGATCCGAGGAGTAACAGATGAGCCTGTATGTCGATCCGCCTTTCTCGCTCGGGCAGACGCTCGGGGTGACCAGTGCCACGGACGGTGAGAACTGGGTGGGCGTAGTGAAGACTTTTCCGGATGTGAATCCGCGCACCGGCAAGGTGCGGAGCAACCGGGTGAAGACCTGCGTTGCTGTGCGGAACGTCGCCACCGTGCCGCTCGCCGGCAAGAAGCTGGTGGCCTACAAGAACGGCAAGATCACGGAGGTGGACGGCTACACCACCGATGTGACGGTCACCGTTGCTGGCGTGGTGGACGAGTATCTGCCGGCCACGGGCGTGGCGGTCAATGATGTGTTCTGGTTGACGGTCGATGGTCAGACCGAGGTCACGCTGGGTCCCGCCCAGACCTGTGCCCTTGGGACGACGTTGGTGGCCTACACGGGTGCCGCTTCGACCTCTTCGCTGACCGATCAGGCCGCGACCAGCGGTGCCTCGGGTGGCCGTGCTCACACCTCTGCCAACACGCTCCTGCTTCCCGGCCATGTGGGCACAGCCCTGTCGGCCGGCAATGCCGGGACCAACGTGCTGGCGAGCGTCAAGATCCTGCGGAGCTGACCCATGCGTAGCAAATTGATCGTTGGCCTGGCCGACGAGGCTGCCGGAAACCGCGTCTGGGACGCGCTCCAGCATGTCACTGGTGACGATTCCTCGCTGACTATCTCGCCGTCCACCGTGACGATTGGTGCGTCCACGGCCTCGGTCGGCGTGACCAGCGGTCGTCTTGGATTCTTCGGCGCGGCCGTAACGACCAAGCCTGTCGGCATTACTGCCGGTGCGGCCGGCGTCACGGCGCTGGTCACGGCTCTTGGCAACCTCGGATTGATCGGCACAACGACCGCGTGATGATTGCCCCTAGCGGGGCTTACGGGGGACAGCCGGTCGGACTAGCGCCGGCCGGCTGTTTTCTTTTATGGATAGACCGGCCCATAGCAACATGAACTACATCCGGCAGCTCATCCGAGCTGTCCGGGCCGACAGGCCATCCAAGGACGCCACCCAGGTTCGCATGCTCCAGGGCTTCCGCATGGGCACCGACCGGATGACAAACAAGCAGGGTGAGCGATGAGCGCATTCGGTCACGCCGGTTTCGGAAGCCGCAATCGCCAGAATCAGTTGCGCGCCCAAGGGCAAGTGGAACCGTACGGCAATCAGGTTCGCAGCCTTGTGCAGGGCGGGCAGGCCGCGGGAGGCCAGAACGCTGGCGGCTTTAGCGCCTACTCGCCACAGCAAGGCAAGGCTTCAGCCACGTCCCAGCAAAACCAATACTCAGGCATGGTTGACGGCGTCCAGTATTACAACCAGCAAGGGACTGGGGCTGCCCGCGGCCCAGAGGAAGATCACTATGACGCCAACGGACGGCTGATGCGCCTCGGCTCACAGCAATTTGGCAACTTTGGCTTTGCGGGCTCCAAGAGCTTGGACTGGGAAAATAAAGATGCGCTGGTGGCTGCGCGCAACGAGGCGTACGACGCCTACATGAAGATGTACGACCCAGGTACTTGGACGCAATCTGAAATAGCGCTAAAGGCTATGGATAGATATGGCTCGCGCGACTGGTCGCAAGATGTTTTGCATCAGCGTCTGGCCGGCGACGTGACGGGGCAAATTCGCAGCTATAAAGACGACGCAGCTCGCTACAGCAACCAGACGACGTTGGGCCAGATGACCAAGGACGCCGCGGCATCTCGCGCTGCTCCGCAGTCCCAGCCGCCAAGCACCGCGGCGGCCGGCTCTCAGCAGGTGGCTAGGGCTGTCAATACGGCGCCAGTTGGTCCTCCGCCCGCGCGGCGAGATAACGAAACAGCCGCCGAATCGTCGGCCAGATTTAATGCAGAGGCGGCGTACGCGCGTCAGCAGGACAGCCTCCGCCAGCAAGCAGAGCAGTCCGCACGCGAGCAAGCATTTGCCCCAAGGATGAATGTGGACCTGCCTCAAAACCAGCCTGGATACAACCCATATCCAAACGGCGTGACGCTGGCCGATTATTGGGGCCCTAACGCTATGCAGGCCCAGTATTGGCATAGCAACTATCACGCCGACGGAACGCCTCGGATCATTGGGTGGGGCGGCGGCGGCATCAACCAGCCACTGCAACCGATTTACGCAACCGCGAGGCCCACTGCACCAGCGGCGCCAGGCACGGCACGGTCCATTTCTGAGCCCAGCCAAGGCACGGCCTACAACCCGATGCAAGCGGCGGCGCCGGCCGCTGCGCCTCCAGAGTTCCGGGGAGCGTGGGCACAGCGTTTTGCCGACAGAGACAAGTTCCTGCACTCGGACACAAATACATTGGCTACGCCTGACTGGGCAACGCCGGAAGGAATTGAGAAGGCGAAAACAAGGCACAGGGACCATGTTCCAGAGCAGCTCGCCGCTGCCGAGCAGGCTTTTAAAGAGCGCGGCATCCCATTTGACCGGGCTGCAATGGAGGCTGAATACCAAAAGCACGCGCTAATCTTGGATGAGAGGGCCCAGAACTGGAACGCTGAATCAAATGCCAGTCGGCTGGCCCGTTGGCGAAACTACGAACAAGGGCTTGCCGCCGTCCCATTGGACCAGCGACCGAAATACGACACCGCAAAAAACATGATTGGCCCGGACGGCAGGCCGATCATGGAGTATTTCGGAGACGAGCGACAGCGCGCGCCGGCCGGCGTCAGCCAAAAGGATTGGGATTGGTATTTGGACATTTTTGATAAGCAGGCTGCGGACGCCCCCGCCCTGGCGCCGCAATACAGCCACCCGCAAATGGCTGAAGAAGCGGGCTGGTGGCAGAATAGCCGGTATGGCTTTCAGGACCCATGGCTTAATGCCGCTCTCGGCAGACAGACCGGCATTCGCGCACTGCAAGGTTCAGATAGAGAGAAGGCATACACCATTGCCGCAAATTATGATCCAGTAACCATGAACTCCATGCGACCAGACTCTGTTGACAAGTACTGGCAAGATGGCCGCGATGTACGCCCAGAGTCCAATCCTTGGGTCGGCGCGGACCTTGACACATACCTAGCCCAGCGGCCCGCTAAAAATACTTGGGGCTCCAGTGTGTTTTATACGCCTCCACCTCACCCCACATTGAGCCCTTTTCGTTAGTCGATCTCACTTTCATCCAAGGCGTGAGCCATGATGCCATTACAAAACACGCAGCAGGCAAGTAGCCCGCCGTCGCAAGGGAAGGTGCGTAGCCCGTTTGGGGAATTCCCGGACCTCCAGTCCTATCTTCAGCGGCAGGACGCCTACGCTCAACAGCACCTGAAAAATCAGCGGGAGTACAACCTAGCCCTGCGTGAGGGCAGGCCGGCTACCAAAGTGCCGACGATGCAGGCGTGGCAGCAGGCCGGCGAGAACATTAAGAGCGGCGTGTACCAAGGAAACCCGTTTGCCACCGGCAACGTCGATGGCATCCTGTCGATGTTCGACCAGTACGGCATGCAGGTGCCCGACGGATTCCGGGACCGGCTCATAAAGAACCTGGGGCAGCAGTCCGCGCCGCCCGCGTTGATGCCGCCCGCCCCTGCGCCACAGAAGGTTTTGGACATTCCCAAATTTGTGAATCCCGCCACCGGCCTGCCGTATGGTGCGAATGCGCCGAGCTTGGCACCTCCTGCGGCCGGAATGCCTTCGCCAGCACCTGGGGCCGGACAGCAGCCTCTGGATACTAGCTATCGACCAACTGGCGCCCAGGTGCCAATGTACCCCGACCCAGGCCCAGGGCTCGTTCCATATGTAATGAATGCCGGAACCCGCTCTGCGCGAACCGTCTACGTCTCCCCGCAGGACGCGAAGAGTTTGCAAGCGCAAGACGACGAACGTCTCCAAGCCTCGGTCCAGAAATGGCAGGAGTTGGTTGGACAGGGACTTAGTGGCCCGGCACAGCCCAGCCCGCCGCCTGTGGCAGGCGCGAACGATTTCATCTTTGCCCCGCCGGGCTCTGCGGTCACTCAAGCGTTTCAGTTTTATATCAACCCGCAGACAGGCCAAAAGGCCAGCTTCAGCACGGGCGGGCAATCGCCGCGGGCAGGAACGGGCTGGAGAAAAGTCGGCCGGGCGGAATTCGACGCATCTCCAGGCATAGACTTAACCAGCAACATTGATGCGGAGAGTAGGCTTCCAGATGGGGCCGACCCAGAGGCGCCGCCGCCTCCCGGGCTAATGCCCAGTGGCCCCTCTCTGCCGCCAGCCGGTGGGCGCCGGATCGCCGGCCCAGAGTTTCCACAAAGTTTGCTAGACACGCCGGCGCCAGCGCCGGCGCCATCGCCGCCGCCACCGAAGACGCCAAGCCAGTGGGACTACCCGCTGCGTCCCGGCATGACACGCGGGCCAAATGGCGAGCAGGTGATGGGCCTAGAGGCGCAGATTGAAGCGGTTCGCAGGATGCAGCAGCAGACTGGCCTGACGCCCATGGCGTTTATGCCCGGTAGCCGCCAGTTGGTGGAGTGGACGCCTGAGCTGGCCATGCAAGGTGCGAAAGTCAGTAGCTGGAGGCCAGCGCCGCAAAACACTCCACAGGACCCGTTCGCCACTTGGACTCCAGAGCAACGCCGCGACATGGCCGAGGCGTTCCGCAAGCCCGTGCCGGCCACACCGAAAGTCAAGGCAGGCCAAGCGCAGCCCATTCCCGAGCGAACGCAGGGCACTCCGCTTCAGCGCCCGGCGCCGCCGGCCAATCCCAGGTCCCGCCAAGCCGACCGCCAATCGCAGGCCCTGATGAACCGCGGCCTGGCGCTCTTGCGGTCTGGCGGCCGGGGCTGATCGTCTGTATACTGATGGCACCTTCTTCCCCCCGAGGTGGCCATGCTCCAGAAGTTTAACGTCGGCATCTGCACGTTCTCGTACGGCGGCAACGGCGGCATCTCCTCTGAGGTCCCCGACATCCGAGAGTGGATGGTGCCGTGCGTGGCTGACTTGTCCAAGGATCCGCGTGTCGATCAGATCCGCATTTGGAATCTGGCCGACACGCCGATCACCATGACGCGGAACCGCGCCGTGATCATGGCCCGGCAGTTTGGCGTCGATGTGCTTCTGATGATCGACTCCGACATGAAGCCGGACCTGTACGCCGGTACTCCGGACGCCAAGCCGTTCTTCCCGTCTTCGTTTGATTATATCGTCAAACATTACGCCAAGGGGCCGGTGGTGATCGGTGCCCCGTACTGCGGCCCGCCGCCGCATGAGTGCGTGTACGTGTTCCGCTGGCAGAACATGCAGTCCTTCCATCCCAACCCAGACTATCAGTTGGAGATGTACGATCGCCACACGGCCGTGAAGATGGCCGGGATTCAGGAGTGCGCTGCCCTGCCCACGGGCCTCATCATGTATGACATGCGCGCTTTCGATCTCACGGAGCCGAAGACCGAGTCCGACAAGCCCTGGTTCTACTACGAGTGGAAGGACAAGTACGCCGCCGAGAAGGCTTCCACCGAAGATGTGACCATGACCCGCGACCTGTCTTTGGTTGGCACGCAGAAGCTCGGCTACAACCCGGTGCTGTGCAATTGGGACGCCTGGGCCGGGCATTGGAAGCCCAAGTGCGTCGGCAAGCCGGTGGTGATGTCGGCGTCCGGCGTCAGCGACAAGCTGAAGAACGCCTGGGAGTCTGGGCATGACGGCCAAACAAGGCTTATCGATCTGAAATGTCCGACACCCGCGCTTGCATAGATTGCGGGAGGGTCTTTCCCGCCACGCCCGAGAATTTCCACAAGTCCAAGGATGGCTTGCACCCCAGATGCAAGAATTGCCGGAACAAAAAGATCCGCAAGGCGCGGAAGTCCCGTTCGTCCAAAAAGTTGGACGAGATCGAACGCGGCGCCGTGGACATCTTTATCGGCGCAGCTCGCGTAGGCGGGGCCTGCATTCCGCACTCCAGCGAGCTGCTGGAGGTGTTGATGGAATACTTCGGTGGGGTTCGCGGATTTGCGAACTGCTACATGAAGCAGTTCTACGATGCCCCGGTCGGTGGCGCCTTCCGCACCAAGATGCTGGAGGGCGTGATGCGGCTGGTCGTCAACAACACGGCCATGGGCGGCGCGAAGAAGCCACTGGAGCTGATGACGGAGGAGGAGCTGGAGGTAGAGCTAAGAAGGCAGGTGCTAGAAGCGGCGGCTGCCGTGAAGGCCGTGACCGTAGTGGACTCCCCGAAGTTGGAATATGCCCCGCCGACACCCGAAAGTACCCCCGCCGCCGGTTCCTGACGGCCCACTTGGCGGGCTGACCCAGCATCAACTGGGGCAGATGAAGGATGTGCAGGCCGAGCTGGCGGAACGCCGGCTTGAGGCGCTGCGTCTGTATGAGCCGATGCCAAAGCAGGACGAATTCCACCGCTGTCTTGCAAGCGAAAGGCTTGTAATCGGAGGCAACCGCAGCGGCAAGAGCGCCTGCACTTTTGTCGAAGACGCCCGCGCCGCCACCGGCCAAGATCCGTACGGCAAGTACCCGAAGGAAGGCGGGAACTTGGTGATCATTGGCAAGAACTGGCCGCACATCGGCATGGTGGTCTACCCCATGCTCTTTAAGGCCGGAGCCTTCCGAATCATCCGCGACGAAGAGACGGGCCGCTGGCGATCCTTCCGTCCTGGCCCGGACGATGCCAGGAAGCCTGAGAGCAAGCCGGCGCCGCCCCTCATCCCGCCGCGCATGGTGAAGGATTTCTCTTGGGTTCTCAAGAACGCCAACTACCTCCAGAGAGCCGAGCTGCTGAACGGCTGGACGATCTACTGCTTCTCGTCCGAGGGCGAGCCGCCGCAGGGGTTCCAGGCCGACTTAGTACACATCGATGAGGACATCAATAACGAGCGATGGGTTGGTGAGATGCAGGCTCGTCTTTCCGATCGCCGTGGGCGCTTTGTCTGGTCGGCCATGCCGTGGAGCAAGAACGATGCGCTCTTGGGGCTATGCGAGCGCGCCGACCGCGAGGCCGAGGCCGGCAACGAAAAGGCCATCATCAAAAAGTTCACGCTCCGCTTCTTGGACAACCCGCACATCGACCAAGAGGAGCGCCGCAAGAACATCGAACGCTGGTCGGCCCTCGGGCAGGACGAGCTTCGCATGCGTGCGGAGGGCGAGTTCACCACCGAATCAACTCTCATGTATCCGACCTTCAATCCGTCGGTACACCTGATGCGGCGTGAGTTGCTGCCCGGCGGTCATGTCCCGGACGACTGGACTCGCTACGTCGCCATCGACCCGGGGCACGCGGTCATGGCCACGCTCTTTGCGGCCGTCCCGCCGGATGAACGATATCTGCTTGTGTACGATGAGCTGTATATTCGCAACTGCAACGCGCTGATCTGGGGCGAGCAGTTCGCGGAGAAAGTTCAGCACACGCCCATCTGCGCCGCCATCATGGACATGCACGGCGGCGCATTGCGCGACCTTGGCTCCGGCCGGTTGCCGCATGAACTGTATTCAGAAGAGCTGAAGAAGCGGAACGTGAAGTTCCTTCTGACTGGTCATCAGTTCATCCCTGGCTCCGACGACATCCCGGCGCGGACGGCGCTGGTGCGGCAGATGATGCACATCCGCGGCGACGGGTCCACGCGGCTGCGACTCTTGGAGGGCACCTGCCCCAATCTCGTCCGTGAGATCCGTCGCTACCGCAAGAAGACGACATCCGTGAACGGTGTGGTGTACGTGACGGACGCCCCACAGACCAGGGGCGAGGTTCACGCCGTTCAGACTCTGGAATACCTCTGCGCCCATGAGCCGAAATACCACCGGCCACCCAAGAAGCTCGGCCCCGAGCCGTGGTGGGTGAAATGGATGGATGAGCGGAAAAAGCGTCAGCGAGAGTCGGTGGACCCGTGCGTTCTGTTAGCCCCCACTAGGAGCCTGCAAAAATGAGCTACGTCATGCCCAAGGCCGTCGTCGGCGACTGGGTTCTCTTCTACCCGCACAAGGAGGCCGATCCCGTGCCGGCCCTGGTCGTCACGGCGTCGTCCCGGACGCTGAATCTGGTGGCCTTCGGCATCGGCGGGCCGGTGGACAAGCCGTCCGCGCATCATGTCGATGACCCCGGCGTGGAGGATTTCCCGGACTGGAAGCGGTACGGGTACTGGGAACACAAGCGACAGACGGACATTGCGGCCCTGTCTGAGCGGGTTTCTCTGCTGGAGCGGAAGGTGGGCCTGAAGAAGGCCGAGGGGCAATAGTAGTTAGGAGCCCTCCATGCCCGACGAAAACCCGCTGCGCCCCATTGTCACCCGTTGGCTGGAGTGCATTAAGCAGGCCGAGGAACACAAGAAGCCATTCTCCTTGGACGCCAAGGAGGCTATGGGCTTCTATTCCTCCGATCCCGACGCCATGTGGGGCACGGAGGCCGCCAGCGGGGTGCGTGGCTACAACCGCGGCCTGACCATGCCGTCCTTCCGGATGGTCGTCAACCGCGTTTGGGAGGCCGTCCGGCTGTTTACGGCGGTGATTCACCACCGGAATCCAGTGCGGGCGGTGACGCCGAAGGAATACCCCATCATCGGCCCCCAGCTCTTGGGCATCTTCCCGCAGCCACCCACTCCGCAGATGGGCCCAGACGGCCAGCCAGTGATGGGCCCAGACGGCCAGCCGGTGATGATGCCAGACCCTGGCGAGCAGATGTACCAGCAGATGATGCAGCAGCAGGGCATGCTGTTTGAGCGGCGCAAGCTCATCAGCCAGCTTTTGCAGGATTACCTGAATTACACACCCAACGAGCTAGACCTGAAGCGCCACTCCCGCAAGGTGGTGGAAGAGGCTTTCATCAAGGGTGCGTCGGTCTGGTGGCATGAGCTGTACGCCCCACCCGGCGCCCAGGTGCGGATGGCCGGATCGTTCTTCGACTCCATCGACAATTTGGTCTGGGACCCGGATGCCGACGAGTACGAGGACATCCGCTGGGCCGCCCGCAAGCGGGTGCAGCCGATTGATGAGGTGGCCGCCAAATTCGGCCTGTCTCGGGACGATCTCAAGGGTCACATCGAATCCTATTCTTCCCGGGCCGACCAGAACGACCGCGGCTATCTGCACAAGAAGAAGAACGGCAAGACCAACGACCTGATCTGCTACTGGGAAATCTACAGCAAGACGGGCTTCGGAGATCGTTTGAAGGACGCCGACAAGGACCTGCGCGGCGTATTCGACGCGATGGGGCCCAACTGTTACATCGTCGTCGCCGAGGGCGTGGAGTTTCCGCTGAACGTGCCGCCGGCCATGTTGCAGGAGCCGGTCGATGATTCCGGCGTGCCGCAGGCGATGTTCATGGCGGCACAGTGGCCGATCCCATTCTGGGCCGAGCCGAACGGCTGGCCATTCACGCTCCTTGCTTGGCACGGGCAGCCGGGCTACTCCTGGCCGGTGAGCATTATAAAACCCGGAATTGGAGAGCTGCGGTTCATCAACTGGGCGATGAGCTTTCTCGCCACCCGCATTGCCACCTCTTCACAGACGCTCGTCGGCGTGGCGAAGGCGGCCGATCCGGATATCAAGGCCAAGATCCTAGACAACAAATCGGAAAATGGCTTCAACGTCGTTGAGATCAGCGAGGCCATCGGCCGCTCTGTCAACGATGTCATCAGCGTCTTCCAAATGCCCGGCGTGTCGCAAGACATGTACAACATCATCTCGGAGGTGACCAATCTCTTTGATAGACGGGTTGGGCTGACCGAGCTTATTTACGGCATGACGCGGGCACAGTTCCGGTCGGCGGCAGAAGCAAACGTGAAGGCGGAACAGATCAGCGTCCGCCCCGACGACTATGCCAATACGCTGGAAGACGCTTTATCCGAGGTGGCTCGCAAGGAAGCCCTGCTGGCCCGTTGGATGGTGTACCCACAGGACGTTGCTCCTCTCCTTGGACCTATGGCTGCTCAAGCGTGGCAGATGCACGTGCAGAACGAAGACCCGGAGTCCATCGTCCGGGAATACGCCTACCGCGTCGAAGCCGGGTCAGCCCGCAAGCCCAACATCGCCACCAAGACGGAAAACCTGAACAACTTCATGCAGGTCATCATGCCGGTTGCCCAGGGCCTGCTCCAGGCCGGCAGGCCGGAGCTGTTCAATGGCGTGATGGCGCAATGGGGCAAGGTTAATCAGATGGATGTTTCCGAGTTCATGGTCCCGCCCCCGCCACCTCCACCCCCACCACAAAATGAAGAACCGCAGCAAGCTCCCGCCTGAGATCGCTGAAGCCAGCCCCGAGGTTCAGCGGGTGTATCTAGCCGCACTGCCGCATGGTGAGCGGTGGGCCCTCATGGTCGCCTTACAGACCCCCCCAGGGACAAAGGGCACCGACCGCGCGTTCATGGAGGGCCGCATGAACCAGCAGCAGTTGGACGACATGCCTCCGCTTCAGGCCAAGTGGCTGGCGCGCGAGGCGCGGGCCGCCGGCATTAACATCTCCGGAAAGTATTACTGCGGCGGCTTGGCTGACAGCCGCGGCTGGCGCGATCCTGAAGCGTGGGTGTCGTCTTCCGACGATGTACTGCGAGTGGCCAAGCGGCGTAGTCGCAAGGTGGAGGGCAGCGTAAACTACGATCCGGGGCTAGCGCCGCCGAAGCGCGTGCTGCTTTCGGAGTCGATCATCCGTGACGAGCTGCGCAAGGAGCGTAAGAAACATCCCCGAGCCAAGGTCGGGGAACTGAGAGAGAAGATCATCGCCCAGCACGCCTACAAAGTTAAGGGGAGGAACGTATGAACGACATCGCACGCCACTTTTCCACAGCCGCCATCGTCGCCAGTAGTTCCGCCAATTCCGTGGCTCCGCGGGTTGCCTTTGGCCCCTTCGCTTCCGGCGTGGTGCTGGTAGCAAACACGGGCGGTTGCACGCAGATCAACTGGCACGGAGCCGCCAGCGCAGAAGGGACTCCGCTGCCGCTGCAAGCCAGCGGCGCGGCTGTCACATCCGCGATTGTCGTCGGAGCCATTCCGTTCCCCGACCAGACATTCGCCCTGCCGTTTGTTGTGCCGGTGGTGGTTGGCGCCACCTCTTGCTCCATGACCGTTTGCCTGAAGGGATGAGATGTCCGTCACGCAAATCAAAATCAACTCGCTGCCGGCCGGGACGGTGGCGATCGATTCCGTAGTGCTGTTCAACAGCAGCGACAGCAAAACCACCTACCAGGGCACGGCTGGTGCGTTGGCGGCTTTGTCCGGCCCCGTGGCGAGCGTGAACGGTCTAAGCGGTGCGGTCAGCCTTGCCGCTACTTCAGTTGGCGCGGCGCCCGCATCGCACAATCATGCGACTGGCGACATTAGCAACTTCAACACAGCCGTCGTTGCTATTGCGGCCACGGCCGCGCCTGTGTCGTCCGTCAACGGGCAGACTGGCGCCGTGTCACTCAACGCCACGGCAGTCGGCGCTGCCTTGGCGTCTCACGGGCATGTGGCCAAGGACATCAGCGACTTCAGCACGGCCGTGGTGACTGTCATTGGTACGGCAACTCCGGTCGCTTCAGTCAATGGCCTCACTGGTGCGGTGAGCCTTGCCGCAGCTTCGGTCGGCGCTGCAACAGCCTCGCACAATCATTCGACCGGAGACATCGTCAATTTTGGCGCTGCCGTGGTGGCGATCGCTGCAACTGCTGCGCCCGTGACCTCGGTCAATGGGCTTACGGGCGCAGTGACGATTTCGGGCGGTGGCGGCGGCGGCGACGTTTCGTCGGTCAACGGCGTCACGGGTGCCGTGTCGCTCAGCGCCACTTCGGTCGGTGCGGCGCCGACGGTGCATACTCATGCGACGACGGCAGTTGATAATTTCGTCACGGCTGTTGCGCTGATCGCCGGCACCACCGGCCCAGTGGCGTCGGTCAACGGCGTTACAGGTGCGGTGTCGCTCAGTGCAGCGTCGGTCGGCGCGGCTGGCGCAACGCACGCATCGCAGCATATGCGTGGAGGAACGGATCCGTACCTGATCGTCATGGGGAGCGTGTCGGCCCTGACGCAGGACACGCACAATTTGTCTCTGGGAGCTTTGGATGTGGTGCGCATTTCTGCGGCCACCACCAACAGGGACCTCACAGGATTCACAGGTGGGTCAACAGGCGTTGCCGTGCTGTTGGTAAACACCGGCGCGACCTACACCATCACGGTGAAGCACGCGCACACCAGCTCCGCAGAAGCCAACCGGGTGCTGGCCAAGGGCGCCACAGACTACGCCGTCACGGCCAACGGGCACGCCGTCCTTCTGGTCTATGACACTTCGGAATCTCGGTGGAGGGCGATCTGATGGCGCACCCATTGCTCATGCTTGTCCCGCGAACGACAGAATCGGGCGGCGGTGGTGGTGGATCTGCCCCTGCCACTCCGACTGGCCTCGCGCAGACGGCCTGTGACACCAGCACTGGCACCGGAACGATATCCTGGGACAGCGTGTCCGGCGCGACATCGTATGTTCTGGAGTGGTCGTTTGCGTCCGGCGGTTCGTTCACTGAGGCATTTTCCGGTGCTGGCACTTCAACAAACTTAGACGTTGAGGGCTTTGGCGGGCAGGCGTATTACAGGGTGAAGGCTGTCAACAGCTACGGATCCAGCGCGTGGAGCGCCGAGGTGCAGGCGGACTGCGCTATTTCCTGACATTTGGCGGCTGACGGCAGGGTGATTTTTCGCTGTGCCGCCGAGGGCAATAGTTAGTAGGCCATCAACCAAGGAGAAGCCGTGGGGTCCTACTACGCCGTCCAAGATGTCATTGACCACCTGATTTCCGTGTCGGGCGGCGGGGCGCAGGACGCCGAGCAGCGGGAGCTGCGATCGGCCGTCCATCACGCCTACCGTGACTTGGTGAACGCCAAGGACTGGGCGTGGCATGTCACTCAGAGCCGCCTCATGCTGGAGCCGGCCGAGACGGTAACGGTCACCATTGGTGGCTCTGGGACCACCCTTACGCGAGCATCAGGGTCTTGGCCGTCAAACGCCACCTCCTACCGCGCCCACAGCGGCGGCGTGGTGGCCCAGGTCGCTGCCAGGACATCCAACACGGTCCTGACTCTGAGCAGCACATTCAAATTCCCGTCTACGTTCGACGGCGCCGGCAAGCAGGTGATCCTGTACCGCAACACATATCAGTTGCCGGCCGACTTCCGGAACATGGACGCGCTGATCACGCAGGACCGTACCAGCATCACATCGTACGTCTCGCCGACGGAGTGGGCGCGGATCGAACGGTCGATCCTGCTCTCTGGCGATCCGGTGTATTGGACGATCATGCGGGACGAGCAGTCCACCGTGCCTGACAAATGGGCGGTTCGGGTCTGCGGCTATCCCGATGCGGCCGAGACGTTGGACTACACGTACCGTCGCAAGGTAACGATGCCCAGGTACACCGGGTACGAGCAGGGTGCCAGGGCCGGCACGGCGGCGTGTGCCGCCTCAAGTTCTGTCACGGGAACCAATACGCAGTTCAAGGCTGACATGGCTGGATGTGTTCTCCGCATCATCGACTCCGGAGTCAATTACCCGGAGCCGCTGGCCGGCGTGTATCCCTACCAAGAGCAGTCCGTCATTCAGTCGATCGCCAGCGGAACGTCGTTGACCCTGAAGGACGCTTTGACCGGCACGTACACGGATCGCAAGTACGTTGTGAGCAGCCTTCTGGATTTGTCGGACGGCATGTTCTCTGCCCTCCTGTCCGGAGCGGAGCTGTGGCTGGCACGGATGCGGAAGGGCGATGTCGAAAAGTCTGCGGCCATCTACATGCGGGACCTTCGCATGGCCATGGAGGCCGACCAGATGTCGCCGATCTCGGGCCGTCGCAGCGCGCTCTTCGGCAACCCGGAGGTGTCCTACAGCACGGCAATCCGCATGGCGCCAAGCGGCCCGGATAACGGATGATCGCAATAGAGCAGTGGTCTGGCTTAGTCACCAACGCTTCGCCGTACGCCATCAAACCAGGCGCAGCGGTGACGCAGGTGAATCTCCAGATTCTGGCCCCTGGAGAGCTGGCGGTTCGTCCGGGCACGCAGGCCGTGTCCTTCACGCTGCATACCGGCTCCACGGCCAGGATCTGGCACTCGTTTCGCTACCCGGCTCACACGGAGGCCGTGCTGTATCAGTCAGACGACGGAGTGATCCGCGCCGCGCTAGGGCCTAGCTAATGCAAATTGGCGCACGGACCAATGGCGGCTTGGTGAAATTTGTCGTCACCAGCGGCGGCACTAACTACACCTCACCGCCAAACGTCATCTTGTCTGGTGGAGGCGGCGCGGGTGCTGCGGCGCAAGCGCATCTTGCTGGCGGCAAGGTGGAGTCGATTGTCGTTACGTCGGCTGGAACCGGGTACACCAGCAACCCAACAGTGGCACTGCGCGTCCCCTCGCAGGCTGCGACTGTTGCATCAGTGACCGCCGGCACAAGCACGGCGACCATCACGTTTGCCGCATCGCTGACGGCCACCACATGGCCGATCCTGTCGGCCGGGACAACCGCGCTGATCCAGAACTGGGTCAGTTCAACCCAGGCAGTTCTAGCAGCCACTACGTCGGCGATCGGCGCGGTGACTCTGCTGGAGTACGGCACAGGCGCCTTTGCCGTTGCGTACGCAGCCACGGGGCCGCTGCGCCCGGTGAGCTTTTTCCGTGGCCGCTTCAACGACGTTTACGGCGTAGACGGCGGCGGGCGTGGTTTTCGGTATTCGTTCCGTGAGGGCGAATACAGCATGCAGGGCATTCTTGTCACTAACGCTGGCGAGGCCGTCGTTACGCCATCCGGTCAGCAGCTTTTGGTGGGCAGTGATTTCGTTCCGTCTATTGTGCCGATTGGCCTCAACAAGCCTGCGATCGGGCCTACTGTATCGGCCGCAAGCACGGCCGGCGGAAAATACATCTCCGCGATTCAGATGGTGCGTGGCGGGGCGGGCTACCATGGCCTGCCGACGGTTACGCTGACCGGCGGGACGCCCGACCGGCCAGCCACAGCCAGGGCCGTCGTCGCCAATGGCAGGGTCGATCGCATCATTGTGACCGACCAAGGCGCCGGCTACCAAGACACGCCGACCGTCACCGTGTCAGGCGGCGTTGGGACTGGAGCGACATTCAATGTCGGCATGGTCGGCGGCGTAAATAGTTTGAGCGTGCTGGCCGGAGGCACCGGCTACACATCATCCGGCACATACGCCGCAACACTGACTTTCAGCACGGCGCAGGGACTGACAGGAGCCTCGGCACGGGTAGTCGTCAACTCCAACGGCCAAGTGATCGGGCTCGTCGTATTGGAGTCCGGCACTGGCGCAACCACCTCTGGTGTGACCGCAACCATCAACAGCCTGAGTGGATCCGGCGCAGCGGTTGCGGTCGGCATGCGATTCGGCATCTCTTCGCTTACAGTCGGCAACTCCGGAGACGGCTACTACACACCGCCCGTGGTTACGATTCGCCGAAACGTCGCCGACACGGAAACAGTTGACGCCACAGCGGAGGCGGCCGTGGCCAATGGTCGCGTGACAGCAGCCACCGTGGTGAGTCGCGGCGAATACTCTGAGTTTCCGACGGCGTATGTCTCCGACTCTGAGGCACGCGCGCAAGCCACCCTGCGCGATACGCTGCGCGGAGTCTACTACTGTTGCATACGTTACTTTGACGACACGCCGGAGGAAGAGAACGGCCCCGTGTACTCCTCCATTTCGGATCTGGTGGAAGTGGATTGCGGGGACGGGGCCGCGAGCCTCACGTGGAAATTCCGCCACTACGGCGTGGACGACCGCGTGGTCGGCATGGAGCTGTGGCGCACCACGCCCGATCAGAGAACCATCCTGTTCCGTGTCGGAACCATCAAAAAGACGGACGCGCAATGGAGCGGCACGTACGTCGAATCCATAACCGACATCGATCTGGCGGACACCAGCCGCGACAACTATGGCCTGATGCCCGTCACGCTGCCAAGTGGACAGGCTAACGCGCGGAGGTTCGCTGTGCCGCCCGGCGAGTTTGCTGTGGCGACCATGTTCCAAGACCGCGCGTGGTATGCCGTGGATGCCTTGGGCCTGCGGCCGAACACTCTGTACTTTTCAGAAATTGACGAACCGGAAAGCGTCAGCGCCGACAACGAGCTGATCGTCCAAGAAAACAGCTCAACGCCGGACAAGGTTGTCGCCTTGGCGCCGCTGGGGCCGATGCTGCTGGTAATCCAGCAATCGCATATCTATAAGTTGATGTACGTGTCGCAGCCGATTATCGACGCAAGCATCACGCTGGTCGCCTACCGCGGCGTGATGAACAGCCGCTGCTGGACCGTCCTCGGGGGCGTATTGTTTCTTGCCGACTCCAACGGCGTCTACGCTTTCGACGGTCAGAAGGATGAGGCGATATCAGCAGCCATAGACGACAAGTGGCGAGACAACTCAATTGATTTCAGCCAAGCCGACAAGTTCCACGTGTCGTCCGACTGGCTGACGAAGACCGTGCGATTCCACTATTGCGCGCCGGGAGACACGCAGCCGGTGCGGGCTCTGTGCTATTGCGTGGCCACCAAGGCATGGTGGGAGGAAACGTACCCCGTGGCGGTCACGGCCTCCAATCTGTCGTTGCTTGGCAACCGCTGGGTGCAAGTCAGTGCTACCGCCTCGGGCGGGCTTCTGAAGTCCGGAGGGCTGTCTGATGCAGGAACGGCCGTTCCGTATGCCTTCCGCACCGGGCCGCTGGTCTTGGGGGAGGAAGACGCCGGAGCGATCAGTGTGGTGTACAAGCCGACAGCCGGCACGGCCAAGCTGCAAGTTGGCCTGCACTACAACAACTCAGATACGCCGCGAGCAAACGCCATCAGAACAGATGTTGGCGCGGGCTTTGTGGCCGAGCAAGGTGCGACCGTTGCTGAACTGGACATGAAGCTCGCCCGCAGTGCATTGGGTGACGCCAATGGCATGGCGCGCGCGGCGTTTGGTGGCCGTCGCAATGACAGGAGTGCTGGATCGGACAAGCATGTGGCCGTCGCGTTGGCCGGCACGCAGGCCGCAGACGCGGTCGTCATCCATGGTGTTCTTGTCGAAGGCGTTCAGGGAGCAGAGTAATGCTAACACAGCTTATGCCAGCGCTTTCAAAGGCGCTTGGTAACGCACTCAGTCCGCAAGACATGCGGGCCATGATGCAAGCGCTTGGCAATTGCAATCAACCGCTAGAGCATCGCGGCCCCGTTGCGTTTACGCCTTCCATGCCGCCTGGCGGCGGTGCTGGAGGCATGTACAACGGAGATTATTACGATTACAGGGATTTTAGTAGCATAATCAACAATGTGGCTGGCGACAACAATGTCTTCAACGACATCGACCAGCGCGATTTTTCAACTCCCACCTTCCAGACGTTTTTTGATAATCGGATTTTCAACACCTTTGAAGGCAACGTCACCAACATCATCAACAACCCGCCCGGCCAGCGTGGAGAGCGTGGGGAGCGTGGGGAGCGTGGAGATCAGGGGACGCCCGGCGAGCGTGGCGCAGACGGTCGGCCTGGCGGCACAGTATTCATCGGCGGCCTAGAAGGGCCAGCAGGTCCGCCTGGCCAGCTCGGGCCTCCAGGCCCTATGGGTCCTGCCGGGCCCCCGGGCGCATTTGGCATTGGCATCATAGTTGTCCGGCCGCCAACTACTGGACCCATCCGAACACAGGACATCAAAGTCGTCGTCGATGCAGACATCCTCTGGAACAACGTCGAACGCCTTTCCGATGTCATTGTGTACTGCTCCGACGAAGGAGAGTTAGTCGTTGAGCCACAGTACGAAGAGGTATGGGAGGCTGTTGGGCTGGAGCTGACACGCAAAAAAATCCGCGTCTTGAGCACTCAGAACGTGGGCGGCAATTTTCCGATGCCCGGCGAAAATCCGCTAGCGCCATAACCTGCTCCGTGAGCAATAGCCTGTAGGAGATCACATGGCCACTGCACTGCATCAGTCCGGCAAGACCATCACGTTCCCTGGCGGCTCGCAGACCTTCTGGGCGCCGCAACAGCAGCAGTATCAGGATCCTTCCGGCGTTCTGTACCAGCTACCAGGGCAAATGCTGCAAAGCACAGCCCAGAACTATGCATCTATGACAGGCGGCCTGGGCGGCATTGGCCAGTCCATCGGCGGCATGGCGGGCCAGCACTCATCCGCCTTGTCCGGACTGGGCAACGCCATGGCCCAGAACTACGGCGCATTTGGCAATGCCACAACTGGCATCGCCGACGCCGCCGCCAAGGACGCGATCGGCTACTACCAATCCTTGGGTGGTGCGGCCGGGGCCAACCAATCTGCGTTGTCCAATATCTGGACGCAGGCGCTGTCCAGCCTCGGCGGCATGGGCAATGCGCTCGCGGAGGGCATGGGGCGCGGCCAGACGGGCTACCAGCAGGCGCTCGCCGGCATGCAGGGCGCCAATCAGTCCGCGGTCAGCGGCTACGGCCAGAAGCGACTGGATAACATCGGCCGGCTGGGTGCCGCGGACGCGATCTCCAACGTGTCGTTTGATTTCGGCGGTGGTGGCGGCAGCGGCGGTGTGGGGTTTGAGGCCACTGGCCCAGGTGGTCCCATCGCATCTGGAAGCTACGGCGGTGGAGGCGGCGGCGATGCGGGCATGAGCGGCAGCATGCGGCGTGAGGGCGCAAGCATGTCGCCCTACATGGACGCACTGATGGACAACTCCGTCCTGGCACAGTTGGCCGACTCCGACATGGAGGCCCGTGATCGCCTGGATCGCCAGCAGGACCTGTATCGCCAAGACTATTCCAACATGTTTGGCCAGGGATTGATGGGCATGCTGGCAATGGGCCGCGAGGGTGCCGGATCCTTGCGCCAAGGCATGAGCGACTTCTACGGCAATGTGTCGCAGAATCGGCCCAACTTCCAAGCCTACATGGACCAGGCGCGGCAGGGATTCAACCAGAGCAGCCGAGACATCCGCGACGTTGGCGGTCGCATGACCCAAGACTACAGCGGCAGCTTGGGCGTGCTGGCTGGCTTGGCGAATCAGATGGGTTCCGGAATGCGCGAGGCCAACAACTCTGGCATGACTGGCATGTCTGGGCTCCTGCGGCGACTGGCGCCAACGGAAAGCGAGCGGTACGCGGACGGCCGCGCATTAGGTGCGGCGATGAAGCGTGATAGCAAGTCCGACCGCCTGCTCGCCGAACTGGACAAGCAGTCCGATCCGGGTTGGCAACGTGTCGTTGCCTCGCGCATGGCACAACACAATTCGATACCTCTGGCTCGTAAGAACATGATGATTGGCGGGCGGAGGGCGATATGAACTACCAGTACAAAACCGGCATCCAGAACAGTCCGCCGCAGACAGATCAACTGTTGCAGCAGATGCAGCAGATCCAGTCTCCGTGGTCCTACAATCAAAACCACCGAGATGTCATGGACAACCTGCTCCAGCAGCGGTCGGTGGACATGGACCGCTACGCCCAGCAGATGCAGGACACCTACGCCCAACAGCAGCAGCAGGCGAGTATGCAGTCGGCGTTGGCTGGCCTTGAGCAACTGGCGAACGACAGGCAGAACCGGCAAAACCTTTCTAACACTCGCTTGCAGAACATGCTTGGTTTCCAGTCACAGTTGCTCGGGAACCTGTTGCGATGAACAGCATCGAACTGAACCAAGTACCGCCTTCCGGCTTCACTGACCGGCAGCAGCAGGCCGCCTACAGCCAGCGCATGGCACAGGCTCTGGCGATGGGTGATCCGCGTTTCCAAATGAAGAATTTGGACCGCGCCGGATTCTCGCGCGGCGGCGCTCAGCGCAACCAAGCCGGCATCAACGCCGCGCAGGCTATGGCCGAAGGAATCTCCGAGGCATACCAAGGCGCGATGGACGACCAGAAGTACAACGCCAACCTCACGCTCCAGAACCAGCAGACGCAGGAGCGTCAGGCCCAAGCGCTCGCCAGTCTTCAGCAGCAAGAGGCATACGCACAGCAGATGGCGAGGCTGCAACGGCAGCAGGCAATTATGAACCTGGCAGGGAGCCTCCTCGGAGGGTTGACCGACTAATGGCGAAAATCGACCTGGGTCTTGACGACATCACAAATGCCGTGTTCAAGCGGCTGGTGCAGCAGCTCCTGAGTGCCAACGAGTCCGACGAGCGGAAGATCCTGTCCAAGCTAGACGGCAAGAACGACTTGGCCGACTTGGACGAGGAGATGCACGGCAAGCCCAACACGCCGGAGGTTGAGGACGACGACCTCCCCGAGGACGGCGAGGAGCTTCCCGAGGTTCCCAGGAAGGCGAAGAAGAAATGAAGAGGCTCGTTGAGCAGGCCATCTCCGGAATCCTGACCGGCGCCCGCGCCGACGACATCGTCCGCATGGCCGGCAGGGATCCGTCGATTGCTCAAAAGATTGTTGAAGCCGCCGCCATGGAAGATGGTGGACGCACGCTGCGCAAGACGTTGGCCGACCTGACCTGGGAGCGGAGTCCGGCCATACCGGAGACGCGCACGCCACCTGTCGCCAAGGGAGAAGCCTTGTCTGGCCGTGAGTGGTCGGCCCGTCCTGAGAGCCGCATCGGACAAGAGGTGCGATCGCAGATGGGCGCCATGCCGCCCGAATTGGCGGCGCGCGTGGAGCAGGGGGACACGGAGGCCCTGTACGAAGCGTATCGCATGTTGGTTGACCGAGGCGACAGTGCCGGCAAGGCGCCGAAGCGGTCGCCTTCTCGCCGTCGGCCGGCAACGGTTGAGGATTCCATCCGCGAGATGGCTCGGCCGACTCCGTCAATCGCCGATCAGTTTGACGCGACCTTCCGGGCCGATGTGATGCCGTCTCGGGCTACGGCGCCCGGCGCTTCGACGCTGTCATACGGCCGGAGTGCCGCCATGAATCAGCCACGTTCCGCTGACCCGGACCTCTGGGGCAGCGCCAATCGATACCTAGCAGAAGAGGGTGATCGGCTGGCCGCCGAGCTGCGAGGCATTGAGGGCGATTTGGCCGGCATGCGAACCCCGCGGCCGGTGGCGACACCAGACGACTTGCCAGAGCCGCCGCGTCAGGCGTTGGCTGACCCTCCAGCCCGCTCATTCGATTATCGACCGGCCGCCGCACTGGCGGCAGGGGCTGGTGCCGTTGGCGCCGGCCTGTCGCTGATGAATCAGGACACGCCGTCCGTTGATGGCACGGCCGGCACGGCTGATCTCGCCGCCGAATCATCGCCACCGCCAGCAGTGGCGTCGGCCGAGGATGAATTCACCGATCGGTTTAAGCGGCAGTTCACCGACCGGGAGCAGAGGCGCGCCGAGGACGGTTCGCTCCAGGCTCGCATCCTCATCGACAGGCTCAACGACATGCGGCGTAAGGCCGGCGGCGAAGTGCCACAGGCACCGCAGATGATGGCGGAGATCAATCGCCTGCTGGCCAAGGGCAATGAACAAGTAAGGCAGCCAGACTTCCGGCCGGGCGACAAAGCCAGCCGATACCGACAGCAGGCGCAGAACCTGATCAACCGCCTCAACGATATGCGGCGCGAGGCCGGCGGCGAAGTCCCGCAGGCGCAGCAGATCATGGCCGAAGTGCGTCGGCTCCAAGGCATGGCTGATCAACTCAGGAACGCAGGGTGACCGACATGGATATGGAACTAGCTCAAGCCATCGCCACTGACCCAAACGAGACGCCGGGCCGCCGAATGGCCGCGCGTTCCATGCTGGCGAAAGCTGGCATGGTTTGGGGAGATCCGTACGTGGACGGCAACTTGGAGGCTGCGGCCACGCCGATCGCCGATGACCCTGTTCTGAGGGTTCAGCAACTGATTGCTGATCGGGTCGCTCGCGACGCGGCGCGAGTCAGAGAGAAGCAGGACGCCCGGATCCAGCAGCAGCTTGCCATGGAGCAGGACTACAACGACATGCGGGCCGAGCGTGGCGCGCCGATGGCAGGCTCGCTCACGCCGACTCAGATGGTTGACGGTGTTGAAGTGCCCGTCATCAAAGGCGGCGGCGGCAGGCAAATGTACAGTCTCGGCGATGTCAAAGCCGCCCAGGCCGCGCAGCGCGAGGCCGCACGCCTAGCCGGCGTGCAATGGATGAATCGGCGGGACGAGGAGCAGTTTGGGTACGGCTCTGATTCGCCGACTATTGAACAGTTGGCGGCACGCGCAAACGCCCGCTTGGAATCTGTGAGCAGGGCAAACGACCCGCGCGCCGTCACGCGGCGAGTGAAAGAGCTGGCCATGCGAATGGGCGTGAGCGAAGCCGTTGCCAAAGCTGCGTATGACAATGCGGTCCAGGGGCTAGCCGGCAAGGGTGGCGGCCCGCTGTCGCTCGCCAACGTCGCGCAGGCGACGGATGCAGCTCGCATTGAACTCTCCGGCATGGAGGGCGTGGTGGACAAGCGGATGGCGCAGAAGGCCAACGCTAGGGACATCCTCACCAGACGCGCGCAGGCGGCGTACAACCCACTGGAATACCTGAACAGGGAGGATGTGGACCCTTGGTCCAAGATGGTGCTTGCCCGAAAACTGGTCGGATCTTCCGGATTTACGCCGATTGAAATGCAGGCTAGGCAGAACGAAGGCTTGCAGCGTCTTGGTGAACGCTATCTGCAAGGAGGCGGCGGAAAGCCATTAGACCCAGCGCAGGCGGCGGCGATGGACGCAGCTCGGCGCGCACAAGAAAACCAATTGCCCCCAGAACAGCAGGCGGATCTGCACGTTAATGATGAAGCAGTGCATCCGTCCGAAATGGCTGCCGCGGAAGACTATGTCTCGCAACGGTACTCGTCTTCGATGGGATCGTTTGGAACCACTTCACATTTTACAATTGCGGAACAGCAGGCGACTATCGACTATCTAGTCAATGTGAAGAAGTATTCGCTTGAGAAGGCTCAGCGTATCGTAGATGATATAGCTAAGAAGAGGTCTGGCCAATCGCTATCGAACTGGCTGTTTGGCCAAGTGCCAATGGAGGAAGCTGCTCCGCGGGTGCCGCGCGTCCCAGAACATCAAAGCATGTAGGCCCATGGCGCGCTCGCCACTTTTCGACTACTACGATCCGTACGGCGAGCTGGAGATGCAGGCCCAGATGGGCCTGCTGCCGGATGAGTCCGACGTAGACGAATTCGGGGTTCCGTCTTTCGGCCGTCGGAAGCTAACGCTCTCGGACCTGATGCCGGCCGAGGAGAAGTCGTCACTCCTCAATACGCTGGCTCAGACCGGCGCATCGGGGCTCTCGGCGGCCGGCTGGCTACTTGACACGCCAGGCGCCATGTTGCGCGGCTTACTGTCGGAAGGGCCAAGCAAAGCGCTGTCCGCTCTCTGGGACACTTCCGACGAGCGAGTGTCTGGGCGTGACCTTTTGCGCTCTTACAACTTGGCCGGTGACGAAGACAACTGGAGCAACTTCGCAGGCGGCTTGGCAGCCGAGGTGCTGCTGGATCCTTTGCTGCTGGTGAACCCCGCGGCCATCCTGGGCCGCGGCGCCATCACGCCAACAGGCAAAGCACTGCGTGCCACAGGACTCCTGCGCAACCCTGCTGTTGAGGCGTACCAGCAGGGCACGCGCGGTTCGATGGGGGTGCGGGAATACCTTCGCAGCCAAGCAGCCACCCCGGCCGCTCTGCTGAACCAGAGCGATCCTGCCATGATGGCTCGGTGGCGCCGCAATGCCGAGCGCTTCGGAGTCGATCCGGACGATCTGACGCAGCGCGCCGCCGCACTGATGGATGTGCGTGTGCCAGGCACCAATCTTGGCTGGACGGTCGGTGAGGCCGGCGGCACGGGAACAATGTCCCAGGCCGGCGACTCTCTGGCGCGGTTCTTAGATCGCACAGGCGAGGCAAGCAAAAGCGCCCCAGGCATCGGCCCGTTGGTGTCCGGCGCCCGCGCGCTGCTGACCGCCGATGCGGGCCCCGTCATGGATCCAGCGATCCAGTGGCGTAACCGGGTAGCCCGCAATACCGAGCGCATTTTGCAGGAGGAGGCGGGCACGCTGCGGACGCGCCAGCTTTACGATGCAATGAACGCGCAGGTTCCGGATGTGATGCCGAACGGTACTCCGATACCAGAGGCGTACCGCAACTTCAACAACCGGACAATTCAAAACGCGCTCACGGACTACGTGGAGTCGCCAGACCTGCTAGGGCCGTCGATGTCCGGCGCTCCGCTGGGCCGCACAAGCTATGACCCGGTTGCCGACTGGGTTCTAGAGAACGTGCCTGAGTTCCGTGTCCTCCGGGACGCCGGCGTACAAGTCGGGCCAGAAATGGAGCGTCTGGCCAGAGACTTAGGGCTAGAGCTGGATGGCTGGCGTGGGTCCACGGGCGAGAATTGGTTTGTGCGCCAAGTAAAGCAGTGGCTGGACCCACAGGTTCCAGAGCGAGCGAACGCCGCCCAGCGCACCGCCAGCCCGTACTCTCCTGGCAATGTGCTGCTCGCCACCAACGACAACTTCGGCCGTGGCAGGCGGGACTACACCGACATCCCAGGCGCCAGTCGGACTTTCCGCAGGCTTACGGGCGGCGATCCGAACCTGAACGCCCGGCAATTGCAGGACAGTCTCCTGGCCGCCGACGACACAAACGCCCGCGTGCTACTGCGGCAGGCTTTCGACACGCTCAACGTAGAGAGGCCGTACCAGGCGCAGTTGCGCCGGCTCCAGAACTCTCCGGACTACCTCAACGCCACGCCTCGCCGTCAAAGGCGGATGATGCAGCGGGTGACGGAGGACATCGAACGCAAGGAAACGGCCCTCGTTGATCTCTTGCGTGACGCCGACAGGCAGTTTGCAGAAACCGGCACGGGACTCTTTGACACCAACTACATGGATCGCCTGCGCCGCTATGAGCAAGGGCGCATGCGTGTCACATCCAACGTGGCCGAGATAGTGCCGGCGCTGCAAGAGGCCGTCATTCCGTTGCCGCCAACCTCCGTGCCGGGCGGCGGCGCGCAAAGCGTGCTGGATGCCGCCGAGGCGCTCGGGTTTAACCGAGAGTCGTTCAAAGCCATGTGGCAATCGCAGGTCAGCTCGGACCCGGCGGCCGTGTCCGTACCAGACAGGCTTGTGCAATCCCTCCAGACTCTGGCAGTGCGCCCGCGTGTTCCGGAAGCCGAGGCCGGGCTGCTGGGCGCCATACAGCAGTTCACCAATGCATTCAAAGTCGGCGCACTGGCGAACCCGGCGTTCCACACGCGCAATTTGTACAGCGGCGAATTCTCCAACGCCGCGTTTGGGATGTTCAACCCACTAGATCAGTTCGCAGCCTACCGCGCCAGCCAGGGCAACTACCAGCCGCTTGCCCGAAGGCTTCGCCGTGCGCCTGGTTACGAACAGCTCACAGACGCAGAACGCATCCGCGAATTCCTTGCGCAGACCGGCGGACAGCGCATGGCCAGCGGAAACGTCATCGACGACTTGTCGATCCCCGAAGAGGCGATGCGGTCCACCTACACTGGCGGACAGTCCGACACAATCTCCAGCACCGTTGGTGAGTTGCGTGGCCAGACCGGAAGAAGTTGGCTGGACTTCTTCAACGACTTCACCTCTTTGCGAGGCGTCGGCGTCTTGCGCAGGCCGCGCCCGACGAACACAAACCCGATACTTAAGATCAACGACGCCGTCGGAAGCGCGGTCGAAGACACGCTCAGAACCGGCGCGTTCCTCACGCAGATACGGCGAGGCACGGACCCGGGCGCCGCCGGAGACGCCGTTCGCCTTGCTCAGTTGGATTACAGCCCGGCCAGCTTCAGCGATTTTGAGAGCCGCTGGCTGAAGAAAATCCTGCCCTTCTATAGCTTTCAGCGACGAATTATCCCGCAGATCGCTGATCGGCTTTTGTATCAGCCGGGCGGACTGCAAGGTCAGAGCATCCGCGCCATCTCCCGGGCGTCGGAGCCGAGCGAAGAAAACTTCGTCCCCGAGCATCTGCGGCAGACGGCCGCGATCCCTTTGCCGGAAGGCTGGTCGCCCGGCGAGGGGCTCCAGCGGTATCTGACCAACATCGACTTGCCGTTTGAGTCCATTAACCTCTTCACGCCTGGGGCAGGCGGAACTGCGGCGGCCGTTTTTGCCGACACGCTTGCCAAGACAGGCAGCAACATCCTCGGACAGACGACGCCGCTCATCAAAGCGCCGATCGAATACGCCACCAATCGCCAACTGTATTCTGGCCGCGATCTGTCCGACCTGTATTCGGTCTTGGAGCAGGGACTGGGACCGATCGGCCGCCCGCTGGAGCAGTTCGCCAGTAATTTCATTCCGTTTGGGTCGCGCGCCATCAGCACCTACCGACAGCTCACCGACGATCGGCTAACGCCCGGCGATGCGCTGATGAAGACCGCGTTCAATCTGTTGGCCGGATTAAAGTTGAGCGATGTGGATGAGGATCGCGCCCGCCAGCAGGCGGCCCGCCAAGTCCTTAACGCCACGCTCTCCACCACCCCGGGCGTCCGGACGTACGAGAACATCACCGTGCCCGAGGACGCTCTGGATCGCCTGACGCCAGACCAAAGGCGCCTGTACTTGCTGTACAGGACGATCCAGTCCGATGCCGCGAAACGCGCCCGCCAGCGCGATCAGCAGGATCCGATGGCGCTGCTGCTAGGTAGCTAGCACCGGCGGCACGCGCGGCTCGTCTGGCCTGATCTCCGCGAGCAGCAGCCGGTCGATGTAGTGGATCTTCATGCCCGGCGACTTGTGCCCGAGATGGCCGCTTGCGTCGTATCCCGCGGCCTCGCAATACGTTGCGCCACTACGTCTGAGCCATTTGCCGGTGCCGTCCAGGCCGGCTTGCTTGACAAGTCTCCGCATTACCCTTACGATCTGCACCGCCGAAATCAGATCGCCAAACACGCGCGGTCCTTTTCGGGGGAGTCGTCTGATCGCAGCAATGGAGGCTGGATCAAGGTTGACGACATGCGGCCAGCCAGTTTTGGCCTGACGAACAGCTGCTCTAGACCCACGGATGGCGTCATGTCGCAGATCCAGCAGATCCTGGCGCCGCAGCCCTGTGCTGTACGCAGCCAGTATCCACGCCGGCACAATCAGCGAGTACGCGCATTGCCGCGTACCGCCCTTCAGATGCTCGGCTACCGACAGCAGCGCACGGATGTCCGCGTGGCTCCACGCCCGCGGATTGGGCGGGGGGCACTTGACCCTTCGCAGGGGGCGTGGTACTGTGCGTTTGTTCAGGAGGCGTTCGCTACGTGCGAACTGGAGGAGGCAGGCCAGCATCCTTCTGTGCTTGGCCACGGTGGAGGGCGCGAGATGTCCCAGGGCATCGGTCAGGTAGGCGTCGATTCGGTCCTCGGACAGTTGGGCGACCTGCCAAGGCAGGCGTCTGGTCAGGACACGGAACTGGTGGGCGTAGCTGGCCTTGGCTCCGACTCTGGTGCAGTATTTGTTGGCAAGCTCCGCGATCGTCATGGCGTTCCTCCGGGAGAAGCGCCGGCCGTGGAGGGGTTCTACCCACTAAGCGCCCGTGGCTCAATTGGCCACGGCACTGGTCGCCTCTACCTGATCTTACGCGGCCTCCTCATGGCCGCCATTTTCGCAGCTCTGACTGTGAAAATGACTGGCGTCGTTCTGACGCTCATCGCACTGGGCGAGCTGCCCGTGTTCGTCCGCTGGTTCATGGAGGGCCGCCGCCTACGGAGGGGCTGACGGATCGCTTTCTCGCCCCATGGACGGGGCTTCTTTTTCTAGGGGGAGTGCATAAATGCACAGCATTGACAAGCTGCCGACTAAGGTCATCGGCATGCCGGGGGAAGAATACCACCGACTGAAGGGATTCGACAGCCGCTCATTCATCTCGGCGGTGGCCAAAGGTGGCGGCGAGGTACAGCAGTGGATGGACGCAGGCAACTCGCTCTTCTCAGGCAACTCTGCCACTAGGCGAGGCAGCGAGTTCGATCAGATCGTCCAAGGCGTCTGCGAGGGCAAGACCCTTGCGGAGCAGATCCGCGTCCCGCCGAAAGAGGTGCTGGGGTCCAACGGATCGCGCAGCACCAACGCCTACAAGGCGTGGGAGGCCGAGCAGATCGGCGTGATCGTCTGCACGCAGGATCAGTGCGAGCAGTACAGCAAGATGCTGGACTCGCTCATGGCCAACAGCGCCGCCCGCGATCTGGTGGAGAACACCACCGAGACGCAGGTCAGCGTGTTCTTTGATCTTGAGGGCCACCGACTGAAGGTTCGTCCGGACGGCTGCTGCCAGGACAGGTGGTGGGATCTAAAAACCACCAGTGCCAAGTGGGACCAGCTCTATCGCTCGGTCTTTGACTACGGCTACGGCGAGCAGGAATGGCTGTATGTCAACGGCGCCATGGCCATCGGAATGGGTCCGTTCCGGATGCCGTTTGTGTTTGTCCAGACGGCGGCTCCGTACGCATGCCATGTGTACTACCTGCCGCATGACTACGTCGCTGAGTGCGGCGAGCGAATGCTGTCAACGATGGAGTTGATTCGTCTGCGGAGGGCGACAGGTGAGTACCTGCCGCTGGATCACGGGGAGATCAGGGAGCTGGAGATTCCGGCGTGGGTTCGCAACAAGGAGGAGGTGTACTGATGGAGGAGAAGGCAATCGTCGCTGCCCTGGCCAAGGCCAAGCAGCAGTTCCGGCAGCCCAAGCAGAGCGGGCTGAACACGTTTTTCAAAGGTCCGTCCAACCCACGCGGTACTCCGTATAGCACGGTTGGCGACATCGATGCGGCCATCTCCGAGGCGCTGACGGCCAACGGCTTCGCTCCGATGACCGTCCATCCTCGGCTGGTGGACGGCCTGTGGTTTGCGGAGGGGTGCCTGCGGCACAGGAGCGGCGAGGAGATCAATGCGTCGGTACCGCTGTTTTTCTCCAAGCAGGACATGCAGGGCTTTAAAAGCGCGCTGACCTACGCCCATCGCATGCTGCTGATCTGCCTCACCGGGGCCCTGAGTGGCTGCGACGACGACGACGCCAACGCCGTGTCTCAGCCGCAAGAAGTGAAGCCGGCGGCGAAGAACCCACGGGCCGTGCTGGAGGCGGCTGCGACGGAGAACGAACTGCGCAAGGCGTTGGCGGAACGCAACGCGGAGTTGTCGCAGCGGCTGCTGGACAAGTTCCGTTTGTTCGCCAAGCGGGGCGAGGTCGATCAGGAGCTGCTCCACCGTGCGGAGCAGGCGTACGAGCGGGCTTTTGCCGAGGAGGTGGTCAATGGCTGACATGAACGTGTGCTGTTTCACCGGGCGGCTGGGCGGTGACGCAGAGAGCCGGGACATCAACGGCAAGACCAAGAGCCGTTATCGCGTGGCGATCGGCGGCCGGAATGACCAGACGACTTGGCTGACTTGTGAGCATTGGGAGTGCCCGGCAGGGCTTCTGGCCTTGCTCACCAAGGGGCAGCGCGTCGCCTTCACCGGCCGCATTGAAGAGCAGAAGTGGACTGGCAAGGACGGCGCGGAGAAGTCTGCGTTTGTCTGCACCGTCCAGTCTGTGCAGATCATGTCGCCGCCGCCACCCAAGGCTGCTGCGCCAGCAAAGCCGGCCGCCACAAAGGCGTTGCCAAAGTTTGAGGAAGACGACGGCGGAATCCCTTTCTGAACTCCCCCGGGTGCGGCGCGGAGGTTTCGCCTCCCCTACCTCCTGCGCCCCCGGGGGTTTCATTCACCATGGAGGACTGTGATATGGGACTCAATTGGATGCCGGTCTACACCCGCGACATCCTGGCCAGTTGCGCCGACATGACCTGCTCCCAGTTTGGGGGGTACATGCGGCTCTTGTTGTACGCCTGGGATTCCAGCGGCCTCCCGAACGATATGGAGGCGTGCTGCCGGATCGCGGGCGGCATGTCGCCAGAAGACTGGGCGGTCTGTAGGCGGCGTCTGGTGGTCCTAGACGCTGGCACCAGCGAGGAGCGGCTGTCGCACCCCCGGCTGGAGGCAGAGCGGGCCAAGCAGCAGGGTGCCTATGACCGCAAGGTATCGGCCGTCGCCAAGGCTAGGTCGGCCAAAGGACTGCCCGCCAGCCCTGTTGTCAACCTTGTTGTCAACCCTGTCAACAACCCTGTCAACAACCCTGTTGTCAACCCTGTCAACAACCTGCAACCAGAACCAGAACCAGAACCAGATACTCTTAAGAGTATTAGGAGGCGGACGAAAATCCGTCCGCCCGCTGCTGCAAAGATTTCTTGGACGGCGGCAGGCGGCTTTGAGGGGGTCTGCGAAATCTCCCGGTCGGCTTGGAGGGCAGCCTTCCCGCGTGTGGACATCGACCGCGAGCTGGCCCGGTGCCACGCGCACGCCGTGAGCAACCGCGGCTACGCACGCAAGACGGACTGGAACCGAGCCCTCAAGGCGTGGCTGTCCCGCGCTCAGGAGTACGCGGAGGCGGAGCCTGCTCCTGCGGCGCCGCGTGCCGTGTTCCGGCCAGACGCCGGCCGCGAGATGACAGCGGGCGAATACGAGTCTTGGAAGCGCGCCCGCATGCGAGACGAGTACGTGCGTTCCAAGGAGCGCAAGCGTGGCGTGACCAGCATAGGAGATGCGATCGATGGACGAACAGCGTAACGACCTGCTGCTGGACCAGACGGCTGATGTGATTCTTCGGGAGGTGTTCGATGTCGATCATGCGTGGCCGGCGGCTCCGCAGGTCGAAAACAAGGAGGGTCCCCGTGCAAAAAAGCGAACGTGGCGAGAGGCGATTGGATCACTGCTTGGGTTTCGCACGCGAGGTGTTTCGCCGCGTGCTGATCAACCGTGAGGGTGTGTCAAAAGTTGCCGAGCAGTGCCAGCAAGCCGAGCAGGCGTTTGAGTCCATCATCCGCATCCACCTGCACTGCCGTCGCTGCCCGAGCGACGAGCGCCTGGCCTGCATAGCCATGAACGATCCGACTCTCACGGATGAAGACATCGGCGACATCTTTGGCCGGACCACCCGCTGGGGCTTTCAGGTGCGTGCGCACCGCGCCGAGTTTGAGGAGGCCGAGCCAATCCCGGAGGAGCTTTGCTGGTTCGTCGGTCACATAACCAAGACCGATCCGATGCCAGATGTGATTCGTCATCGCTGCGCCAGGGTGCAGGCGATGGGCGTACTCCGTGGGCGTGATGTCTGCCAGACGAATCCTGCCATTCGGCAATTCTTCGGAGCCAATCGCAATGGCGCGCTCATTTTCCGTAGCGCTGGCTAAAGGCCAGCGCGCGGAACGCAAGTGGGTGGAAACGATGCGCAAGATCGGGTGCGCGGTGGCGCATGGTCGCAAGATCGTCGCCAAGAGGCACTGCAAGCGCACCGGACATGTCGATACGCCAGACGCCGCAGCCGTGGTGGCGATCGAAGTGAAAGAGCGGTCGCTGAAGTTCGATGGGCCGGAGTCCTTTCCGTATGACACCGTGTATGTCGATGACTTGCGCGGCATGAAGCGTGAAAGCCACATCAATCTGATCTACGTGTTTCTTTCCAAGCCGACCGGGGCATGGGTGTGGCTGACGATCTTGGACAGAGACGACTCATGGAAAGAGGGAAAGACGACCGACCGAGAGCGTGGCCATGAGGTGCCGATTCTGGAGGCTCCGAAGAAATTCTTACGGCCGGCAAGCGCGTTGTTGGAGATTCTTTATCCGCGTCACAAGCTGGGACTGATTGATGGAGAGGCAGGAGCATTCGCAGCGGGAGGTGGAGCGACTGAAACAGTTGAACGCTACGTTGCGGGAGAGGATAGCAAAGCTGGAGAGGGAGCTGGCGATGGCGAAGGCAAAGCTAATTAGCACGTGGGGTGATGAATGAGCGCGCCACTAGTGTTCATCGTCGCCATCATCTACTTCGTCGTCGCTATCGAACAGTTGTGGCGAGGATCGCCGGCTGGCTTTCTGGTGTGGATGAGCTACAGCACAGCGAATCTTGGCCTCATGTGGATGACGAGGTGAGCCACAGAACGCCAAAGATCAGCGGCCCGCGACCGCTGACGAAACCACAACCAACCGACGCCATCGCGGGTCCGCTGCAGCGCGTGGTTCTCACGCCGAAAGAAAACCGCATGAGTTTTTCTGACACAAATCATGACGCCGCGCCGGCGGCGACAGCCCGAACAGATTCCGCAACTGGGGAACCCGGTGGCGGACACGGCAGCGGCGGGACTGATAAACCCGTGACGCGACCCGTGCCGGGCACCGGCGATACAACGTGAGAACGCCAAGGATCAGGAGCGGCGAACTATGAGCGATGACAACACGCAGGACGATGCCGAGCCGTCTCTTGCATCCGCTGGTTCTGTGGCGAACGGAGTATAGACATGAGTGATCGCACCCCCGTTGCGTATGCAGTGGTTCGCGTTGGCGAGCGTTTTCACCACCATGAGATATTTCGCTGCGAAGAGGACGCCGATGCTGTTGCGCGAATGCTGATTGCAGACACCAGAGCCGACTGGAGAGTGTGGCCTTTGGTCTACGGCAGGAAGCCGAAGGCGATTCAGTCGCAGGCTGTGCCGATACCGCCGCGTATCCAAGATGCGATGGCAAAGGCGATCCGCGAGGCTCGCAAGTAGCCACAGAACGCCAAGGATCAGGAGCGGCGAGATATGGACACTGACAACACGCGAGACGCGGCCGAGCCGTCTCTTGCATCCGCTGGTTCTCACAACACGCACATGGCTACGGCGAGGCTGTCGGCGGCGAACACATGGCTGCAAGAAGAAATAAGGCGGCTGCGGCTCACCGACGCGGAGCGGTCCGTCCTGCGGGAAGTGCGAGACATATACGCCTACGAGGACGATGTGCAGTGCAACAAGATCGCGGCGGTCATCGACGGACTGCTGGAGCGGACGAAACACGGATCAATACGGCCGATTACGTATGAACGCTGACATCCCATACCTGCGAGTCTGGGTAGACAACAGCTTTACCACTGGCTGCCCTGGCCAGGAGGAGGGCTACGCATTCGCCATACAGAGCTACCCGGCCAGGGCCCTGGCATTTCATGTAATGCTCAAGAGCGGCGCGCACTTCCGCAATCTACCGATCCATGCACTGGCCCTGCGTGAGGGCGCAGCGACTGAGGAATTGGAGAACTGCCAGCTCTGGGATTGTTTTTCATTTCGCCCGGTGGTGACGGTCTTTGCCTACCTGCTGGAGCATGAGGCCGTGTGCTACACGCGGCGTGGCCCGATCCCAGGCGAGTACCTGTTCACTGTCGATTGGCTTCCCGACTCACTGTCGGCGCCGGGCTGGCTGGCCCGCCCCGAGCAGGCCAAGTGCGCACATGTACTGGCCTTGGCGACGGGCAGGCTGGCGGCCCTGCCGACAAACCGTGTGGCGTGGAAGGATGGGTACTTTGTTGGAGACAGCCCAGACCCACGCTCCCGTGGCTACCGGGTGCAGGAGGAGGTCTACCGATCGGAGTCGTCGTCCTTCGACGCCAGCGGCTCCTCAGAGTGGGCGTACGGCCCGATCTCAGTCCCCGGCCTGTGGACACCCGTCCAGGGCGAACGGCCGTCTGAACGCACGCCAGGGCCCTTGGCGAGCAATGGTCCTGTATGTGGGGCGCCATGATGCTTGCCGTCGCTATTGAGCTGCCGGTTCTCTGGGAGCCGGCCGAGGCGATGCCGCCAACGCTCCGGGATTTGGTGTCTCGCCTGCCGGAGGACTGCCCTGCCTGGGAACCGTGCCCGGTCACGTGGGGGCATGAGAGTTCGCACTTCCTGGCCACCGGCCGGCGTGCCGGCTGGCACGGCATCTACATGCTCCACGGCGAGCGTGAGTACCTGCCTATTCCGCCGCTGCTGACGGCGCAGGTGTTCGCCCAGATTCCGCCGGATCACAGGGGTGCGATCTACAAGACCTACCTGATGCAGGCCGGCGACAAGTACTGGGAGTCCAACGCCCTGATGATCTTGGACGAGTGGGTGGCGTACCTACGCGGCTGCCAGATCCGCCAGGAGCTTGGGCTGGAGCGCCGCCGCGAGACGGTGACGTACTGCGCGCTCATGGCCGGCTACGCGCAGGTGCTGTACCGCATGTCGCAGAGCTGTGATGGCTATGACCATGAGGCACTGAGGGACTTCTGCCGAGAGATCCTGGCGCAATGCCGGGAGGCTGTGCCGGACTGGGATGAGTTGTGCGATGCCCGTTTTGAATAGCTTTCCAAACGGTATTCGCACCTATGCGGAGTACTTGGCATCACCGCTCTGGCATTCCATACGCGCCCGAGTCCGAATCAGGGATCAACACACCTGTCAGTGCTGCGGGCGCGAGGCCGTGTGCGTCCATCACATCGACTACCACGCCAAGACGCTCCGTGGCAAAAGGCTGACGAGCCTGATCAGCTTGTGCGGGGAGTGCCACGCCGATGTTGAGTGGGCAGGAGGCAAGAGGGTGCTTGATACACGGATTAAGTACCAGCTTCTTGTCGGCATCATGCGTGAGCGGCGTGGCATTTCCATGAGGGCGTGGAGAACTGGCGGCAAGAGGCGGCCCCCGAAGCGGGCAGCAAGGACGAGCCGTCGTCCAGTAAGCAGAAGCAAATCCGATAGGAACGAACCGGCGTCCAGTGATCCCGCTGTTGATGAGAGGCTCGCGTTCTGGCGTGGAATGGAGGATTGGCAGCGGAGAAATTGGCTTGCCGCTGAATAACGAAGACCGAGCCCTCCTCCAAGAGTTCGGCGCCCTATTCAGAAGTTGCGCTGTCTGCTGGTGGCCGGAGTCCGATGGCCGCCGGCGCCTGGAGATTCACCATCTCCAACAGGGGGCCGGCAGGAAACATGACAGGCGCAACCTCCTCTCGCTCTGCGCCAATTGCCATTCGGTGTTCCATTCCGGCCCAAAGGTGACTGGACTTCCGGACATAAACAAAGGTACACTGCTGACTGCCAAGCAGGAGAGCGATTCCGAGTACTACGATCCGGAGTACCTCGCCTCGCTGCGTCATAAGAAACACCTGGGCTACGAGCCGACGCCGATTCCAGATTTCTATTTGCAAGAGCGACAGAGAAACCTATGGCCATCCAGACGCCCATGACCTGCGAGGTGCGGCGAGTCACCCGGCCGGACACGGTGATTGTCCGTACATGGCTGCCGATGGTGCAGGCGCTGGCGGAAATCCCTGTGCTGCTTGAGGGCGTGAAGTGCAAGCCACAGGCGCAGCAGATGATCATTGACTGGGTGGAGCTGCACCAAGAGTTTGGCCAGCTTCGCCTGCTGACGCTGGATTATTTTCGCGACACGTATGGACGCATGCTGGGGGACTTGGCCGACATCGGCAGCGGCGAGACGCTGACCGGCTGGCTCTTGGAGCAGGGGGCCGCAGAAGATTATCCGTCGCACTACATGGACGTAATGACCGATCGCCTCACAGCGGAGGAGCCACATGACGGCAACGGGCCAAATGAAAACGACAGCAAGGCAGTTTGAGTACGGGTGGGACTCGCTCGGTGATACGAGGGACTTCCGCTTCTGGGGCGATGTATCTGCATGGATTGGCAAGAACGAAAAGGTTCTGAACAAGCGATCACTGTTTGAGTGCGTGAAACTTCTGCGTGAGCAGTTCCCTGACTTGAGCCAAATCGAAGTGCGTGACTTTTCCGGCCGTGGAGCCTCCATGTGAACAGCCGTTCCAAAGGAAAACGCGGCGAACTGGAGGCTGCCCAGGCTTGGCGCGCGCTGATCGGCTCGGCACGCAGGGGCCAGCAGTTTCATGGCGGGCCGGACAGCCCTGATCTGGTGGTGATGGAAGGGATCCACGTGGAGGTGAAGCGCGTGGAGCAGGGCAATCCCTACGGCTGGATGGACCAGGCCGTCACTGACGCCGGGTCCAGCGTGCCGCTGGTCCTACACCGTCGCAACAAGAAGCCGTGGCTGGCGATCGTCAGGCTAGAGGACCTGCCGAGGCTGGCCGCACTACTGGGAGAGGCAAATGGACGATCCGTACCTGACGGTGTGCGAGGAGCTGCACAGTCTCCTGGCCAGGAAGAGGACGTATTACGGGTGCCCGAAACAAAGCCCGCTGGAAAATGCCTTGGGTGTGCAAGAGCAGGGAATTGTGCCGTGGGTGTATCAGGCCGCCAGAATCGGCGAAAAAATCCGCCGACTGTCCGGCCTGATCGGAGCAATAGATGTCAGGGGGATGATACGTGAAACACTTCTGGATATCGCAGGACATGCCGTCGTTGCGGTTGCCCTACTGGATCACCGAGACACACAGGAGAGTGACGATGAATCTACAGGTGCTGCGCTGGTTGATGTCGCACTCCGAGGTCCTGTTCAAAGTGCTGGAAATCGCCAAGAAGTGGGACCAGAACGCCCCGCTCGTAGCGCGATGGGCAATCGTAGACGAAATCGCCCGCATCGTACTGCCGGTGCTGGAAGAGGAGGCCACTAACCTCTGGCCGCTGGCCTACGATCACGCCGACTATGACGAGGACGATGCCGTCGAAGCGTTCTCGCTGGGCGTCGAAGCCGGGGCTATGGGCATCGACTGGAAGGCCGTCACGGAAATCATCCTGCCGATCGTTGCGGCTTTGCTGAAGGCCCTGGCGCAGATGAAATGAGCTTCGTCCACCTTCCGCCATACCGTGTGGAGCTGGCCCATGTGCCGCTGTCTTCAAAGGATGGCGTTGACTGGGCCGTGGCCGCCTATGGGATACCGGCGTTGTGGAAGCACACGCAGGGCGAAGGATGCGTAGTGGCGGTGATCGATTCCGGCGTGGCAAAGCACCCGGCGTTGGACGACGCCGTGGCGGACTACCGCAACTTCAGCAGCGACAGCGACCTGTACGACAGCCTGGGCCACGGCACGCACGTAGCCGGCGTGATCGGAGCGAGGGGCGGTGCGGCCCAAGGGATTGCGCACAAGTGCCGGATCCTCTCGCTGAAGGTGCTGGGCCACTCAGGGATGGGGAACAACCGGGCGGTTGCGACAGCCATCCGGCATTCGACTGAGGCCAAGGCCGACATCGTCTGCATGTCGCTCGGCTCACCAAAGCCCGATCACACCGTCCATCAGGCGATCCAAGTCGCCGTCTCCAGCGGGACCATTGTCGTCTGCGCAGCAGGCAATGACGGCGGCAGCGTGAACTTCCCGGCCGCCTTTTCGGAAACGATCGCCGTCGGTGCTGTGGATAGAAAGGGTGAGGTATGCGAGTTCAGCAGCCGCGGGCGAGAGATTGCCGTGGCCGCGCCCGGCCAGGACATCACCAGCACTTGGTTGGCGGGAGGGTACGCAACGCTGTCCGGCACCAGCATGGCGGCGCCGTTTGTGGCGGGCGTTCTGGCCCTCTGGGTCGGCGCTCGCAAGTCGCAGGGGGTCACGGCGTCACCGAGCGAGGCGATAGCAGCCCTGTCCGAGACGGCCCGCGACATAAACGAACCAGGCAGGTGCGACGAGTACGGGTGGGGTCTAGTCGATCCCCACAAGATGCTCGGCGGTCTGGCCAAGCGGCCAGAGGGAATAACCGTGTGGATCCCCGGAGGAAAAGTGCTGTGACGACGACGCAGGGATTGACGATCGCGGCCGTGGCTGCCGCCGCCGCAGTGATGTATATGCCGTGGAGCAAGTTGCGCGTGCTGATGAAACCGGCGGCTCCCGACAGCATGGCGCAGGTGCATGCTGTGCTGCGCATCCGCGACAGCGCCACAACGCCAGAGGTGCGAAAGGCATGCACCACCCTGCTGGAGGCGCTGCTGAAATGAGACACGTAGTTCTTGGCGCGCTCGTCCTCGTCGCCCTTTCGACGTTCCTGCCGAGCAAGAAACAGCCGCAGGGCACTGTGGCCGATGCGCTCTCCAGCGCCAGCCGCGCCGATAAGGCGACCGTGCGTGGCATCTACACGGCACTGGGCACCGTGACAGAGCGGGACGCCGGCCGCAGGGTGAAGACCATGGCGCAGTGGCGGCAGGCGCACGGCGATGTCTTGGCGTTTGCTGTCGGAGAAATGAAAGGGAAGTACCCGGGCCTGGATGTCGCTGTGGAATCTGTGTTCGCCGCTGTCGGCCCCAGCCTGGACAACACGGCGATCGGCCCCGAGCAGACCAAGGCACTGGTCACAGCCTGCACCGAGGTGAGCACACAAAGTGAGTGACGACAATCCGGTGTCGATGCTACAGCAGTACGAGGACGGCCTGCCTGGCTGGATCTACGATCCACGCGCGCAGGATGAATTCTTCGCCGGCCAGCGATACCAGCACTTCAACGAGCCAAACATCCGTGGCATGGGACTGGGCAAGCGGGCCATGCTGTACGCATATGCGCGGGCCTTGGACGCGCGGTGCTTCACCGAAGAGCAGACGACATCGGACTGCACCAGCCACGGCTCACGCAACGCGCGTGACATGACCAGGGCCACACAGATTCTGGTGGACCGGGCGCCGCATGACTGGTTCCGCGTGGGTGCGACGGAGCCCACCTACGGGGCGCGTGGCCACGGTGGTGCCGGCATGTCGCCTGCCAGGGCGGCGCGCTTTGAGCGCGATGTCGGCTTCTTGTACCGCACCGACTACCCGGGCGTGGTGAACCTGACGAAGTACACGGCCTCGCACGGCATCCGCTGGGGCGAGCAGGGCGGCCCGCCGCAGAACGTACGAGCCGAGTGCGCGAAGAACAGGGTTGGGCTCATCAGCTTGGTGCGCACGCAGGAAGAGCTGATGGACGCCATGATCAACGGCTACGCCGCGCACAGCGGGCAGTACGCCGCGTGGTCTGGCCAGTCCGACAGCCGTGGCATCTACCCCCGCGTGGCGAAGGGGTGGAACCATGATATGGCCATCGCTTTTTATGACGACACCAAGGAGTTCTATCCGTTCCGTGTGTGGGGAATCGTCAACTCTTGGGGCTCATGGAATCAGAAGCCGAAGTTCTGGCCGTCCGCATATCCGGAGTGGGTGCCGGGCATGATCGTCACAACGGCAGAAGACTTCGATGTGTGCCTCAAAGCCAACGACTGCTGGGTGTACGGAAAGGTCGATGGATACCCACCGCAGAAACTGCCCGACTACGGTGCTATAGGGATGCTGAAAAATGATTGAGTGGTGCCTGTACTTCCTGTATCCGCCGCGTGATTACGTGCCGGACGTTGCAGCGCGCATGGCGTTTGCCGTGCAGGCAGACGCACCAGCACCAGCGCCAGCGCCAGCGCCGGCTCCGTTGCATTGCGAGTGCAAATGCAAGAACGGCGTGGTCACCAAGGCCGACGGCCACCGTGTGGAGTGCCCGTGCCCCCAGACATGCCCATGCAAATCGAAGCGATAGTGCAGCAGTGCATGAAGGAGACGGGCTTCCGTGGCGACGACGCCCGTGATGTGTGTTTGGTTGCGCTGCTGGTCAGCTCCGATCGGCAGGAGCCTGGGCGTCAGCTTCGCGCACGCATCCGCGAGACGTACCTTCAGGCTGCGCCCGAGCGGGGAAGTTTCTTCCTGCTGTTCGTTCTGCCAGTGCTGGTCAGCATCATCGGGCACTGGGTGGCGAAATGGATAATGGACAGGACCGACATGAGGACGATTCGCTCGCAGGCGTTCGACGCCGTCACCGAATCATTGCCCGGTATGACGGGAGTACGCATGTCTACGCATTCTACGACGGCGACTGGGACAGGGTCAGAGACCTTATCAAAGGACACGTAGCCGACGAACGACTGCATCCGTATGCGGGCCTGATCCTGTGCGGCTTGGTGAGGGAGATTCAGGATGGAGACTGAGGTGTGGCTGATCTTGGTTTCGGCGGCGGCTGCCGTCATTCCATGGGCGGCAAGCCTGCACGCCAAGGTGGCCGTGATCGCACATTCTGTGGAGCGACTTCCGCAAGTCGTCTCCGAGCTGCGCGCCGTGCTGGAGGAGCATGAGCGCCGGCTGGACAAGCATGCCGAAGAGATTACGACTCTCAAAAAAACAGCAGGCGCTGGCCGCTGAGTGGGCACCCATGGCCAAGGTATTGGCCAGGTTCTTTGTCCAACAGCGTGCCGGCTGGCAAAGACGACTGCTCACCGACGACTTGGAAGCGGATGGCTATCTGGCCATCGTCAAAGCCGCCCGCACGTACGATCCCAAGCGGTTGCCGTATCCCAAGGCGTACTTTGCACGCGCGGTTTTGAACGCAATGTGCCGGTCGATCAAGAAGCTGACCCGCCAGCCAGGGTTCTGGAAGATCAGTCTGGCAGAGGCCGATCAGGTGGTCTGCATGGCGGAAGACCCCGACTTCCTGCGTCTTGCCATCGAAGACCTCGGCGACGACGCGCCGATAGCGGCATCCCGATTCATTGAGGGAATGACGCTACGTCAAATCGCCGCGGAGCATGAGGTGTCTCTGCGAGTAGCATCTGTTCGCGCGCGAGCGCTGGCACGTACGCTCTCGGAACGGCTGGGTATCCAGCTTCGGCTGCCTGGGCCAGCATCCGCAGATCGTCCGGGCCGTAGTAGCCCCGGCTCCCCTTGACCGGATCGGGCTTGCGCACGCGCTCGCGGGCAAACTTCCAGCAGATGGAAACGTAGGATAGCCCGGCCTTGCGCATGGCCAGCAGTCGGCGGCCAGTCTCTCGCTCCTCCTCGCAGGGCACGTACTGTCCCTCCCGGCGAACCCAGCCGAGCGGACGCGCCCGGCCGTACGGCTTGCCCGTGGAGAGCTTGTGCTGGCACGCCCGCCGCGTGCGATCAGCGATCATGCGCCGCTCAAACTGAGCGAACGCACAGAGCTGGTGGAAGAACAGCTCGCCGGCCGGCGTGTTGATGTCGATCGGCAAATCCAGAACAACAAGGGCAATCCGTTGCGCCTTGAAGTTCTGGTGTGTGTTGGCGGCATCGGAGAGATTGCGGAACGCACGGTCCAGCTTGGCGACGACGACGGTGTCACCCGGCGTGAGCAAGTCCCACATGACCTTGCCCTGCGGCCGGTCTTGCAGTGGCATGCCGCCGGACACATCTTCGTCAACGAACATGCGGTCGCAGCCGTCCTTGGCCCACCGCAAGATGTCCGCCTGCTGCGCCTCGGCGGAACACTCCTGCTTGTCGGTGGAGACTCGCACATATCCGTAGATCACTGGCCGCTCCAGTACAGGATTGTGGCAACAACAATGCAGCACATCAGGAACTCAAAAGTCTCGCCCATAGAATCCCCCTCACAAACAAGGTTGCCGTTCACTTCGCCGGGACGTTCCCGGCAATCAGCGTAAGGTCCAGATTGTCTTCGTCAGTGTCATCAATCACGCACTTCACATATCCATTGTTGCCGGTCCAGATCACAGCGCCGTGGCCGTTGTTGAACTGATCAAGATCGACATGGCACGGGCACCAATGATCCCACACGCCATGCGACACAATGGCCGCCATGTTGCGTGGGCCGACGGCAGTGAGGACGAGTTCGATCGCTTTGACCACATCCTCTGGGCTTGCGTCCGGGTTGGACGCCAGAGCCCGCAACTCACGCGCCGACCGGCCCAAGAGTGTTGGCGCAATCACCCACTCCAGCGCTGCGGCGACCTCGTCAACAATAAAGAAATCCTCCAGCACTTCGATGTCAGTCATAGTCTCCCCTGATTGTTAGCAACCTCTTCCACCTCCACCGCAATCCCATTCTCACGGAACGCCTCAATGAGGACCTCGGCAACCTCCTCGGTGAAACGATCACCGATGTTCATGCCACCCACCTCGCACCACGCAGAGCAAACGTACGGGTAGTTGTGGCCGGGCTCATAGTCAAAGCAAATCTTCCGGTGCTTGCCGAACGCCATCAGTAATCCTCCTCCACTAGGGTTTCCTCAAACTTCCGCAGCGCCTTCTGCGAGAACGTAAACGGGTCCATGCCTTCCTGATCGCACAGATGCAGGATGCTGACCACCAAATCCTGCATGATCACGCCCTGATCCTCATCCATGTCCGCACCAACGTCATCGGCATATCGGCGGCATGCCGCCTTGCCAAGCCGAGCCCGCTTCTTGTCGCCCGTCAGCATCACTCACCTCCACTCCAATCGTTTGGGTATCTTCTTCCCGGTCACAAACCTACGCGCGATCTCTGTCGCCATCTTGTGCGTGAGCGGCAGAGTGTCGCCATACGTGTAAGCCTCGGCCCGGCTGCGATCCGAACTCTCCTCTAGCACTTCGACCTTCCAGTATCGTTTGCCATCGCTGGCGTACTGGAACACGGTGGCATGCAGCGCACGGAATTCTCCTTGGCCGTCATAGTGAAACTGCTGGCCGTCGATGCGAAATCGAATTGCATGCCGCCAATCCGTGACGGTGTCATTAGTCATCACTCACCTCCCACACCGTTCAGGGTTTCAAACTTCAGTGTTAGCCGCACGCAATCCTCCCACATCTTTCGGAACTCCTTGCGTTCTTTGGCACTGTACGTCTCATCCAAGTGACACTGCTTCATCTGCGTACCGAGGGATTCCAAAGCGTGGCACACAAGCTTTCTGTCATCCCCATAGACGGCGCCGGGGATGTACGGCCACTGCTCACCACCGAACCAGTGATCGAAGCTATCCACCTCATGCTCGGCCGTTACGAACGACACGCCGTGCCGCTTCGCCGCCCGGTCGAAGTCGGTACAATCACAGTCTTCCTCCAAGTAGCAGAAGGGCCCATGGGCGGGGAAGTCTGTGCCCAGACCAAGCATCTCGCACAGAGCCTTCGGCACCTCCAGCCACCCATGGCCGGGATCGGAAATGAACCGGAGCGTCACGCTCTGCGGCCGGGGCTTCTTCGCAGCCTTCTTCTTAGCCATCACGCACCTCCTCTGTTTGCAGTTGCCTTACCCACTCTAAGGACGCGTTGTCAGGCGGCAGGTACTCCACGGAAGTGTGCCCCTGCGTACCGTTAGTGGGGTTGGTGGCCCACGTATCGACCAACTTGTACACGCCGCACTCGCTGCACACTTCCTTGATGCGAGCGCCTCCGCCGTTACCCCACACGCCCGGGTTATCCTCCAGGCCGCCGAGGATGTGATGCGGTGAACACCACACATGCTCCTCGCCAACGCATGCCGGCTCATCGGGCGGGAGGGTGACCGTCACTGAACCCAGCCGCTCCTCTGTGTCGCCGTCGTACGCAAAGACGGTGGCGTCCGGCCAGAGAGTGTGAGACCGATCCCAGTCGCCGGTTCGCAGCCACTCCTTGGCGTATGCGAAGGCGGCGTCCTCGTCGGCAGCCTCAAAGTCCTCGCCGCAGTGCGAGTCTTGCACGCGATACTTGTTCATCACGCCTCCTCCAAAAGAAAACGCCGGATCTTCTCGTACAGATCAGGCTCAACCTCTCGCACCACACGCTCGGCCTGCACAAGCAGGCTGATGACGTAGTCTACCCGCCCGTCAGTCCACCAGTCGATGCGTCCCATGCACACCTCCTAGTGCGTGAACACCTGCTCCTGCTCCACCTTGGACAGGAGCCTACCAACCTCCCGGCACAACTTCATCTCCTGCTCATGTGCCTCGGTTTCCTCACTGATATCCCATGGTGCCATGTCCTCCAGCTCGGCCGCGTCCCGGCGGACGGCGGCCAGCAGGTAGAAGAAGTGCGTCGGACTCAAAGTCAGGTTGATCATGTCGCTCACTTGATGTGTTTCAGAAACCACTCCCAGCCGCCCCACCGTAGAAGCAGCGTCCGCATGTTCCGCCTCGGCTTGGCCGATACGCTGGCCCTGCGGCCCATCAATCCCTCCCTTCCGCTTTGAGTATGGCCGTGCGGGCCTTGGCGATAGCAGCATACGCACCAGCATCCGGCTCTTCCTTGCACTTGCGGTGGCATTCGCACAGCCACTCCAGTTCGCCGAGCGTGTCACGCAACGCAGCCAGCATCTCAGGCGCCGCCGCCATGAGCCGGATGTCGTCAGGATTGAACCCGCCCTGATCGTTGTAGATTTCCTGAATGTCATAGCAGTTCGATCCATTGAGAACGATCTGCCCGTCAGTCGGCCTTGCCTCCCACGTTCCCGGTGTATGTGCCATCACTTTCTCCCTTCTGCTTTGGCGATGGCGGAATCGGCAGCGCACGCATAGCATTTGCCGTGCCGCGATATCTCTGGGTCGTCGCAATAGCACGGTCGGCGCCCATCGCACGTTGTCTCTAGCTCCATCCACATCTTCAGCGCAGCCAGCATGTCCGGTGCCGCCGCCAGCAACCGCTGGCTCTCACGCTTGGTGCGTCCACGCAGGATGGACGGGTACTCACTGTCTGGGTATGGCATTAGGCAGTCTCCTTGTCGCTGAAGCAGTTCAGATCACCACGCTCGTCGCTCATGTACCCATTCCAGCAGGCGTAACTCTCCTTGTCGGTGCCCTTCACAACCACGGTGCGGTCCTGATACACGGCCAGCTTGCTGAGAAGCAGGGCCAGATCATCGATGTCCACGTAGGCTAGCAGTTCCTGGCGTGCCTCATGCTCAGTGATATGCAGTGGCTTCATCACGCAATCTCCAGTAGGTGAAGGATGTCGGACAGGACAGACACAGTGTGCCGCGTAGCAATAGCGTCTGCATCGCTGGGGTCAGCGTCCTTGATGGCAAACGTCAGGCGGTCAGACTCGTACACCAGCACATCCTGCAACTCCTCGGCCTGCTCGTCGGTCAGTTCAATCGTTGGCATATGCAGCCTCCAGTTTAGAAATTATGTCACGCAAGTCTTGGATGAGGTGCGAGTCGCTTGCTGCTGGGCCGAGGGCACCGCGAGAAACCCACGTTGCCTTTCTCTCTTGCAGGAAATCAATTTGATTCAGAAGCAACTGCCGAACCTCTTCGCCTTGGTCAGCAGTCCAATCAATCTGCGGCATTGGCGTTCTCCTTGTTGGTAAGTAGCGAGGGCCCACGGATGTCCCGTGGTCGCACGTATAGGGGCGAGCCAAGGTGCGGCGGGAGGGGGCTGATGTACGTCTGATCCACGTTGTCGGTGTCGCACACCACCTCGCATCGCACCCAGCCCTCGCCGCGAATGGGCGAGGCAGTGAACACGCCGGAGTCCACATCAACAATTTCGCCAGCCGCATATCGCACTCGCATTACGCCACCTCCTTCTCATAGACACCGGAGTACCACCCCGTGCAGTCCTCCACCCAGAACCCAGCAGCCGACAACGCATCGGACAACTGTTCGATCTTGCCGTATTGCAAACCGTCGTAGTTCACATACGGGTACAGCGGATCGCAGCTCTCATGTTGCAGGATGAGCAAGGCACCCTTGCCGTACTCACCATCGAACTCTGACCGGGTGTAGCACACAAAGTCCCGGCCCAGCACAGACTCAATGACGGCTGCGGCACGGGCCATCTTGGCGAGGTCACCGGATGTCATGTCGTCACCTCCGAAACCATTTGAACGCACGGACAATGTCGTCCACTATCACCCATTCGTTCTTGCCATGCGACTTGCTGAACGCAGCCGCGAGGGCTAGGTACTCCTGCGACTTGGGGGCCGTGTCGAACTCCTCCAGTACCATGCGGGCAATAACGGCTAGGCTTGCCTCGCTCTTGGCCTCTTCGCAAAACGTCGCCGCCTTGCCGGCAGCAGCCTTGGCGAAGTGGCTCTGACTGACGTTTGGGTTAGGCATTGACCACCTCCTCTGTGTCCTCATCGTTCCCCGGCGGCAGGCACTCCCTGATCGCCGCATTGCCAGCCTCAATCATCGCCAACTGGACGTGATCCTCGTTGGCCTCCAGAAACTCGTTGCACTGCTTGCGGGTCCAGCCCGGCCTATGCTCCAGGACATCGACGGCACACCAGCCGATCACGGCATACCGCCGCCGCTGTTTAGGCATTGGTCACCTCCAAGTCTTGCAGAACACACTGCTTGCATCGTTCAGGGAGATCGGCCCAATCAATCACGCGCTGATCGGGCATCCGCGTCGGGCGGAACAGCGTTTCGGAATGCTGCCCCACGCCCTGCGGATGGAACGGATCGGGGCTCATGTACAGGATGGGAAAGAACTGCACCCCATCACTGGACGCAGGCGAGAACACCACCTCGTATCGGTCGATGGTCTTGCCGCAGTTGTCATAGATGGCAATCACGCCAGCCGGGTAGTCGGTGCGAGAACGTCTGTGCCTAGGCACTGCTCACCTCCTCTGGGTTGACGATGTGCCAGTTACGCACGCCGCATTCACGCTCGGCCGCCTGCCTAGCGGCGACGTACATTGGGAAGCCATTGACGTTCTGGTAGTAGCTGCCCCGCCACATCACCTCGCCAGTGCGGGTGTTGTCGTAGGCCCGAACGACGAACGGAATGCAGCCATGAACAGGGGAGTCCACTGTGCCGACAGGAGCCACGTATATCCGCACGGACTGCGGGATGTTTGGAATCTCAGGCATTGACCACCTCCAAATGCACATTGCCACGGGACGAATCCCACTCACAGTTTACCTGATCATCGGACTCATCTGCCCGGTGATCCACACACAGGGTCCATCGTCCGTACAGATCACGGGCGGAAGCCTCGGCCTCTGCCCGGGTGGCAAAGCGAATGCCATTGCCAGCCCACTCATTGCCCACCTTCACCATCGGTCGATAGCTCATCACGCACCCCCTAGTAGAAGACGGTCTTCCCCAACACACGGTCGATATTGACTGCCGCCAAGGCATCCAAGAACTCTTCGGCCAACTGCTCGTCGGCCAACTCACGCGCCGCCGTCGCCGCTGCCGCAATGAACGCCGGCAGATCGCCCGCCACGCCGGCAGTCACATCACCAACCCATCGCTCGTCCAGAGACGGGCCGTGAGACGCAATCGCATGGGCCACCCACTTCTGCATCACGCACCCTCCTCAAACGGAAAGCCCTCTTCCACCAGCAGGTCGATGGCGGCATCACGCGCCGCCTCCTGCGCCTCTTCGGATGTCATGTCCTCGTCGAAGTAGCTCCACAGATCGAAGTCGGGCAGATCCATGGACCCCAGCCCGCAGTGGGCTTCGATGACAGCGTCCACCAACTTGCGGAATTCCACATGTCTCACTTGGTCACCCCCTTTGCTGCCATGCGAACGAGCGCCGCCGCCAGCGCCTCGTAATCGATCTCCCCGGCCAGCTCCGACATGTCCAGACTCTCGGCCACATCGGACACGCAGATGTCCACCTCCACCTCCTTGGCCACCTCCTCGGCGTCGATGTGGTATGCGATGTCGCTGGCCGGAATCTCCTCTGCCAGCCGCCGGCAGAAGTCGTTGTCCAGCTCCAGCGCATCCGCCACCTCCTTGCTGAACCCACGCAAGGTGGACGTTTCCAGCGCCAGCCGCTGGAAGTCGATAGGCTGGGCCTCAGCCTGCACGCACCGCCGCACACGCGGCAGCAGCACCGCATCCACCCGGGCCTGGACCCAGGCATTGAACCGATCACGCAGTCGCATCGCTCACCTCCTCCCGGATAAGACCCATCCCAGAAAAGTCCGCACACTGATCCATCAGGAAGTCGCCCATGCGTTCCTCCATCAGGGCTACGAATCGGTCGAAAGACCGGCGACTATCCGCCCGCAGGCCAGTGAATCTGAGCCACTCCGCATAGAACTCACGCACATGCGGGGCCCAGTCCACACCCTTGTACAGGTCAGTTTGCATTGGCTTGCTCCTTGTGTCGCTGCTCCCAGTCGTAGGTAAAGACAGGCACCCAGGCCCACCTGCCATCGTCCATGGCACCGCCGTAGAACCTGTCCTCATCCCACCCCAGCTTGTCGCATAGGGCACGCAATGCCTGGCGATGGTTGGCCTCGGAGTCCAGAGCAGACTCATGGGTCACCTCAACGCGGTGCCCGTTGGCAGACGCAGACACACGGGAACCCCGCGTGTTGGTCGGGCCGTGATACTTGGTCACAATCGCCACCATGTCACACCTCCCCGCGATAAAGGGCCTCTGTCACATCTCGCTTCCCCTGGAAAATACCAATGGAGCGAGCCCACGCATCCAGCGCATGCGGCATCTCGTCCTCCCACGCTCGCTTCGCTGCCGCCAGCGAGAGGAACCTGCGGATGCGTAAGTTTTCGGTGTTAGAGTCAGGCAGCCAATCGCCATCTACAGACAGCCACTGCGGTACGCCATTGACGACGCGGTGGAGGCCGTACTGCCAGACCAAAGGCTCATCGCTCAGCTTCCGCATGTCACACCTCCTGCTTGATGTAGGACTTCAGCACATCGCCCCAAGTGGGCATCGCATAGAACGCCTCACCCTCGTTGAGGCATGCTCCGTTCTCGTCGTACACATCCCAGTAGTCCGGCGTTCGATTGTCGTAAGCCTCCATGTCTGGGTAGCACGCATAGACCGACACCCACTTCCCCTCGCCGTAAAAGTACTTGGCGACTGTCTCGCCAAAATCTTTGTTCATGTCACACCTCCTCCGGAATGTAGAACCGCCCGTCCGTCGCATCGACGTTCAGGGCCGGCATGCCGCCGACACGGGCAAACACTGACCGCAGCAGTCCGTAGGACTCTTGTGATATGCCGTTGTCATCCGTCAGCAGTGCCACGGCCAGGCTGTTCAGATCAGACCGCAGCCTCCGCAAGTCGTCGGCCGCACGCACAAGGCGGCCGGTCAGACTTGTCCGCATGTCACACCTTCACTTTCCGGTTGTAGGAACCCTTCCCGCGCAAGGCCCGCACGGCCTTGCCAGCCTCGCTGCCCGGCGGTTGAGTGCCGTGGATCAGCAGGGCAAACGACCCGCCAGTGAGCGAGTACGCATGGCTGTCATCATGGTCGATAGCCAGCCGCAGCCGTTTGGCCTTGGCCTCGCTGTAGACCACTACCGACTCACGGAATCCCTCGCTGTCGATCAGATGGTCGAACCGACCACCCCTGCTGGCAGTCAGGGCCAGATTCGCAGGCAGGATGTCCCGCCGCTTCTGCCAGAACGACAACATCTTGGTGTAGGCATACAGCCGCAGGTCGGGCCTGCGTTCGCACACCTCCAGCCACGCAT